GCGCATCGGCATGAACAAGACGGCCATCAGTGCCCAGCCCTTGGGCACTCTCGGCAAGGTGCTCATGCAGGGCATCAAGTCCCCGGGGGCTGCTCGCAACGTCGCTAAAGACGTGAAGATGATGGGCAAGGTCAGGGCGCCGTCGGGGGCGTTGCCTCACGCCCCTACGACCCCCATCAACCCGAGCACGCTGCCGTCGGCCAAGATGCCCTCTGGTTCGGTGGCCCCGCCGCCCGCCTCCGGGGTGCGGCCGAGGGTTCAGGTTCAACCGCAGGCTGCCCCCGCGCCCGCGCCCGCGCCCGCCGCGGCCCCCGCGCCCCCACCTTCCAACGTGGGTCAGGCCAGGCCGTATGCCGACAAGGGGCTGACTCCGGAGATGCGGCAGAGGGCCATTGAGATGGGGTGGACCCCCACCGCCCGTGGCGGTCTCAGCGCCAGGGTTGAGCGCCCCCTGTCTTCGAACCCGCGAGCGGACATTGGGCGAGGTGAGTGGTCCAGCCGCCCGTCTGATGTGCAGACCATGAGGGACGTCCGCGGTATGCCGGGGCAAGGTACTTGGCGCAACACCCCCCGGGGCCAGCAGGCGCCCCTCAGCGGCGAGGCGCTTCAGCGTCAGCAGGCTCAGGCTCGGGCCGACTTCGCCGCGCGCCAGCAGGCCGGCGCTCAGGCCCGGACCATGGACCTCGAAGGTGCAGCGTCGCAGCGGGGTGCGGAGGCGTTCAGGGAGGCGCCCAAGGACATCCACGAGGCGGTGATGAACCACCCACTCGTGGCCCAGCACGGCATGCACCCCGATAGTGCGTACGCTCTTTTGAACGACCCGAGGTCTCTGCAAAAGGCCCGATACGGTCGGGTGTCCGCAGCTCCGCAGACGATGGGAACCGTCAGGGGTCCGAACAGCCAGAAGGTCCAGGATACGCAAAACTTGGTGCGAAAGCAGCTCGGGCTTCAGCCACAGAAGGTGCTGACGCCTGACGAGCTGTTCCAGCAGCAGCTCGCGGCCATGGGCGTGGCCGCGTAGGAGGGACCATGGAGGGAAGAAGCGAAAAAGTCATGGCCGATGAGGCCACCAACGAGCGCCTTGGTTCGGACTTCGACAGGGGCTACAAGACCGAGGCCCTCGAGTTCACGACGATCGAGTACACGACCATGCGCGCGGAGTACACGTGGAAGGATGGCAATCTCATCTTCCACTTCTTTCTGCCCGGCCCTTCCGGTGGGATGAGGCTTCTCGACGAGAAGGGCTACTGGAAGGACACGTTCCCCAACTGTCTGTCGGAAGAGGCCGAGGAGTACTTCGACTGCTCGTTCCCTCGTCTCAAGGCCGCCTATGCCGATGAGCTCAACAGCTGGTGGATGAAGGCGGAGAACTTCGACACCATGGACCAAAAACAGTTCGCCGAGCGCTTTCTCGACAAGCTCGACAAGAGGCTGGAGAAGGAGCTGGAGTGACCCCAAAGCGGCCGCTACGTAGTACGATGGGCCGAAACGGGAGAAAACCATGAGCTCACGCACGTTCAACAAGCTGTTCCCCAAGAAGCCCCACCTCGTTCGCGGGCGGGGGACCAGCGGAGAAGTACGAGACGTCCGCGAAGATGTCGACGAGGCGCTCGACAGGCTGGAGAGCGAGTCCGTCATCGACTTGCAGTTCTACTTCGATGGCAGCCTGGTCAACCCGACGGCCGGCGATCATGAGGGTCAGTACGGCATCTGCCACACCGCAGGCCCGGGACGGCCGGCTGGCTCCATCTGGTACGACGATGGCCTGACCGTCGCCGACGTCACCAAGAAGGGCTTGGTCGTCTCCCCCCGCGCCGACGTTGCCGGCACCGTGACGATGGACGCCAACGGCATCTATCAGGCTCTTTCGGCCACAGCTCCGTACTCCTGGACAGCCAAAGGGGGAGGGGGAGGGGTGCCCCCGACCGTTCCTTTGCGGCTGAGCACCTTGGACAGGCTTGCGCTTTCCCCGAGCGACGGGACGCTCGTCTACGACTTGGACGAGCGGAAACTCTACATCTACCAGTTCGACATCGATTGGCCCACGTGGTCGGAGGTTTGACATGGGAACCATCACTACTCAGTACGCCGTAGGCGACTCGGTTTTCGTCCTCACTCAGGTTCGTGAGGAAGTTCCGGTGGACTGCGACATCTGCCGCTCCACCGGGAAGGTCACGTTGTCCGATCGGGAGTTCCGATGCCCGGCTTGTGGGGGACAGACTGTGAAGTCGGAGCAGTCCGAAGTGGTGGCCGTCTCGGCCACAGTGCTTCGGGTGCAAGCTTCCGCTTGTACGGACACGTGCTCCGTCAAGTACACGCTGAATGTTGGATACGGCGTCGTGCGTCGGGAAGAGACGGAAGTGTACGCTTCCGAAGCTGCGGCGAGGGCCGCGTTGGGAGTCTGACATGGCTTACAACTGGGGAGGCGTTCTCAAGGCGCCCTCACCGTTCGACGGGCAAGTGTGGGTCGACCAGGACTTGCACGTGTGGCAGTGGAACTCGGCTAGCCAAGCATGGAACCGGGCACCGCACATCCAGATGCAACGCGCCTACTCTCGTTTTCACCCGATCGGGGGCAGGCCGGTGGGTTACGACTTCCTGCCGGACGGGGCCGAGCCGGCTCCGAAAGCCGGCAGGCTCGGCCGTGTGTGGGACGAGGCGTACGAGCTGTCGTTCGTGGAGGTGCGAGGGGCGGCAAGCGGCACCTTGTACGGACGGCGAGCCCACATGTCTCGCGCCGAGATGCTGGCCTGGGTGGGCAGTGTCGTGCCTGCGCCCCCCAACTACACCGACAACATCGTCTTGACCGTGTACGAGGCGGTGGACACAGTCGCCGAGATGCCCAAGTGGCACGTGTGGAACGGTCTGTACTCTTCTTTCCGAGGAAGAGAGTGCTACTTCGGGGCGAACGGGCACGGGCGCTCTACCCTTCCCGCTCGAGCAGGCTACAGCCCCGACTTCGCCACCTATCACGGGGTCGACTTGGAGTACTTCCTGCTTGCCCGGTTCTACGGCAAGGTCCCCGCGAGTCCCCAGCCGCGCGTGTGCTGGTCGACGAACGCACGGCGTGGCGTGTACAGGCACCCCAACAACACCACTGCCCGGGTGACTTGCGACGACAGCTCCAAGTACGTGTGGAACAACGCGACGGACTCGTGGGAACCCTCTCCTGTGGGGGACGAGTACGTGCACGACCCTACGGCCGGCAGCAACCCGCTGCTGTTGTGGCGATCCCCTGACAGTACCATCCTGCATCTCGAAAGCATGACGAGCGCAGTGCGGGGGTTGAGCGGCATCCTCGGGGAGGGAGTCGAGGGTCGGGAGGCTGTTGTTGTGCGGGCCATGCGCAACAGGAGCAACAACAACCTGAAGGCGTTCGTCATCAAGCCTTACGGGGTGACGGCCGCGGCCTGGAACATGACGGCCGGCAACGCGGATCTCTTGGCGCTGTCCGAGTACGACGGGTGCGCCACCGGCGGGGTCAACGCCTACAACCTGACTCGCAACGGTCTCGTGGAAGAGAGGGGTGAGCGGGGGCTTCGGTACAACCTGACGAGGATGTACAGCGCGCTGTACGTCGGGCACAGCTCCCCTTATCTGCTCACGCACGACACCCCGGTGGTACCTGAGGAGGTACGGTTCTACCTACGTGACCGGACCACAGGCGTGCGAAGCCCGACATCTCGCCAGTGCCTGTACTTGGAGAGGCGCCGGGCGACGGTGCCCGTCGCCATCATGTTCCGCCACAGTTGACCGGCTACTTTCGCGGTGCTACCTTCCGGATGGGTGACCTGCTCAAGGTGTCACCGCAACTTGCGGAGCCTGCTCAAGGTGCTCTGGCCACGAGGGCGACCTGCTCAAGGTGTCGCCGCAAACGAAGCCTCCTCCCCTAAAGGGCGGGGGCTTCACCCGTTCTGGAGGTGCCGATGAACCCCACGCTCAAGAAGATCGTCTTCAACCGTCCAGTCTTCTACGCTTCGATCGTTCTGTGCGTCCTGGTCGTCATCGGGCTGCTCGTCTACGGTCAGTTCTTCGAGTAGCTAAAAAAAGGGGTTGACCGTCTTTGAGGAGAGGTTACTCTTTGAACCGTGATCGACCTCCGACCTCGTCATTGACAGTCAGCCCCTCGAGGGCCCCCAACGCCCGGCGCCTCAGCCCCCCAATAGCGACCGGGCGTTGCCGTGCTCGGAGGTCGACATCGCTCCGTGGCCAAGTGGCAAGGCACCGTCCCTAATGACGGCGGGATCGGAGGTTCGAATCCTCCCGGAGCGGCAGGCCGAGCAGCGGGTAAGAGCGTGTACGGGAAAGCTGCTAGGACGGCACGCCAGCACTCAAGGACGGGTAGCTCAATCGGTAGAGCGTCGATATGACCAATGGTCCCGCTATGATGGGGGTTCGATCCCTCCCCCGTCCGCTACAGCGAAGCACGCACGGCGGCGTCCTTGGCCACCAGCAGCATCTGCAGAGCGAACGTGCGCTGGTTGCAAGCGGGCAGCTCCTCGAAGAGCTTCTTGGCGAGCTCGCCGAACGGCTTGCTCACCTTCTGGAGCTTCTCGGGCAGGTGCTCGTAGTCGAAGTACAGCATCAGTTCCGCGTCCATCATCCTTCTCCCTTCTCCTCGGCCCCAGTTTCCTGGTCCAGTTGGTACGTGCCTGCATCGCCAGGATCGTTCGCCACCTTTTCGAGCTTGCTCTTGAGCATCTGGAAGAGTGGGTCGTCATCCATGAGACGGCCCCCCTCTGTTCGGTCGAGCACGTAGCTGATGAGGTAGAGCGCCACTTTGGCCACGTTGCGTGGCGTTGTGAGCTTCGCCTCAACCGTCTTCTCGAGTACTTCGAATGGTACAGGCATCTATCTCTCCTTCGTAAGCTCACTGAGCTGGTCGATGGTGTCCTGCTGCTTCTTCGAAAACACTTGGAGCTCCTCGTAGTCCTTGCGGGGCACGTAGTCCTGCTTCTTGATGACGCTCACGGCCGCCGGCTCGTACTGCAGTTTGGCGGCCAGGTCGGCGATGGTGGATATGAGCACGTGCGGATCGTCTCCACGTCGCAAGCACACTTTGCGGCTGACACGGGTCGCCCCATCGGTCAGCTCGAAGACGAGCTCCACGTACTCGCTGTCCGGCGTGGGCTCGTAGTGCACGATGCGGCCGCTGGCATCGTGGATCTTGGTGGTGTCCCGCCCTGCGCCCCACGCCGTGACGATGATCTGGTACTTCTCGTTGTCGACAGTCGGCATCCAATCCTCCATCTATCCCTTCCCTCCTGGGGGTGTTGCCCAGTTCGTTCCCGCCGGCGCCCGAATCCACCACCAGTCTTCGGGCCAGTCGTCCCCCTCGCTGATGGTGTCGCGCTCGTCACGCGAACGGAGTCCTGGCCGGGCGCCGAGATGCACGTAGTAGGCGTGTTTGGTCTCGCACGTGCCGCACACGGCTTCGATGCCGTCAGCGGTCGGCCGCAGGACCACGATGATCGAGGTCTTGTAGATGTCGATGCGGGGGTCTGTGCTCTTCCAGCCGCCGACGAGAAGCGCCCTGTTCTCTCCTTGCACTTCGGCCATGGCAGCACGGGAGCTAGCCAGGTTTGCCCTGAGCTGTTGAACTTCCTTCTCGAGTTCGTTGATCTGCCGTTCAGCTTCGTCTCGGTCACGCATCTACTCCTCCTCGAAGCTGTCGGGCATGGCGCCTCCTGTGGCTGCTGCGGCAATGGGAGGCTCCGCATACTCGGCGAACGTGAGCACGAAGCTCTTGTTGCGAAGCCAACAGCGGGAGTCCACCTCTCGGTCGAAGTCGGCCACCAAGATCTCCTCGCCCATCATTCCGCACATCATCGTGTGCTCGCCCCGCCCTTTCTCTGCGTAGCAGCAGGGGCAGGCAAAGCAGTTCGTGATGAACTGTTCGTCGTACGGTTGTTCGTCTGTGTTCGAGCCCTTGCCTACCGCGGCGTAGCCAATGGCGATCTCGTTGGTGGCGTCGACTGCGGATTCGTCTTTCCCCATGACCTAGTCCTCCGTCGTGCTGAGCATCAGGATGTGGTGCTTCTTCTTGAGCGGGCACTCGGGGTCGACCTGTTCGGAGGTGTCCACCGTGATCTCGTGCTGAACGATGAACTTGCGCCCCCTGCGATCCGTGCCTTCAGTCTCGGGTGGCATGAGCGAGCAGAGCTTGTCGTCTTCGACGACGAGGCAGGGGCAGTCGTCGCAGCACTTCACCAGCACCTGTTCGATCTCTTCGGGGACCGGGTAGTTGCGAGGGCTCGCCTCCTTCACGAACTTGCTCAGCCGAACCCCGCCCATCTTCTCGATACCATCGAGGTCCATGTAGCCACCGTCCTGCTCCGGCAGCTCGAGCCCGAGTGCAGTAGCGGCGTCGCAGATCGAGTTCCACATGTCGCCCATGTGGTCCGCCAGGCAGGCGTCGCGCGCCATGCACAGCAGCATCTTCTTCATCTCGTCTTTACCCATGAGGTCCTCCCATGAAGCTCTACATCGTCGTCCGCAACGATCTCGCCCCTGGCCTTCAGGCCGCGCAGGCCGTCCACGCCAAGGAGCTGTTCACCCACGAGCACTCCGAGCTCAATGCCGAGTGGTACGAGAAGTCGAACAACATCGTTCTGCTTCAGGTGCCGAGCAAGGAAGAGCTCGTGGCGCTTGCGTATCGCATGACGACCCAGTCGATCCAGACGAGTCTGTTTCGGGAGCCGGATCTGGGGAACGAGCCGACTGCGATCGCAGTTGGGCCTGATGGCGCTCGGCTGCTTTCGACGTTGCCTTTGGCTCTGCGTGATATCCGTCAAGCTGCTTGATGGCGTTGGGGCTCAAGTGGAACTTCGGTTCGTCTGACCCCACCTCGAACAGCACTTTGGCCATGGGGGCGTACACGGCGCCGACGTAGGCGTCCTCCTTCTGCTGGTCGGTCACCTGGTGCTCGTGACCAGCGCCGCAGTTCGGACACTCCCGAGGCGGGTTGCGCTGCATCTTGAACTCGTAGCGCTCCCAGTGCTTACCGCACTTCTTGCACACGTAGAAACTCGGCTCACCCATCGTCTTCTTCCTTCGTCAGCTCGAGCTTCTTGACCGCATCGAGGTTCATCAGGCAGGAGCACAGAAGCTCGCCATCCTCGTACCTGAGCGCGGCGGTCAACCTCTCGCCCTTGGCCGTCAGCCCTTGGCTGCCGTAGAAGATCTTCATGGGCATGTACCCGCGCCCGCACAGGTCGGGCACCCATATCTCGTCGCCCTCTTTCAGTTCCTCGCCCTCTTTGACGCTTTGGAGCTCTCCTTCTCCCTTCGGCCAGAAGACAGGTACGCCGTTCCTCTCCGTCACCATGAACCCGATCTTGTGTTCGCTTTCGCTCCTCGGAATGACGTGCAGAGCGCCGGAGTCCATGATGGGCTTGCCGATGTACTTGGGCTTGCCGGCGACGTAGCGAGTCCCGTCCCCGAGCTTCTTGACGTGCTCGCACGGCATGTCATCGCCGCTACGCTGGCACAGCGGGCACCAAGGTGCCCCCACGCTACAGCCCATGGACACGCCGCCCTCGAGCACCCGCTTGAGGTTGTCCTTGTGCACGACCACCTTGTCGAGAGGGATGGAGCCGACAGTCCGGCCGAACACAGGAAACTCGTCGCCGTTCTTGTTCGGCCCTTCCGTGATACCCAACACAGTGGAGACGGGTGTCTTGCCCGGGGCGTACTTGAAGCGGTCCTCCACCTCCTCCGGCTCCTCCGGCTCCTCCATGAACTGCCCCAGGTACTCGGTGGCGAACTTCTTCGGCATCCCGTTCGTCGTCTCGTTGCGCAGCACGTCGCGCAGCCACTTCTCCGACTTGACGCACTCCCTGCACCCGGCGTGGTCTTGAAGGAAGTCGATGGGCTGCCTGCCGTGCTTCGGGCAGTCGACCATCGTGGGCCCGGTCTTGGCGTAGAACTCACGACGCGTCTGCGCGGCCTCCTTCATGAGCGTGTGCTGCCGGAGCAGGCGGTCGACGCGCATGAGCATCTTCTCGCTCAGGATCTTGCGCAGGGTGCGCTCGAGCCAGTCGGCCTCTTCTATGACGGCGATCTCGGCCATGTCCGAGTACGGGCGCCCGAAGATGCCGGCGTCGGGGATACCCAGACCGGCGAAGATCTGCTTGCGCAGGTAGGCGATGTCCCGGTCGAAGTCGGACTGGAAGAGGCCGCTGTTCTCCATCCTGCGCATCTCCGCGTCGAGGCCGGCGAGGATGGGGGTGTCTTCCCCGTCCATGAACTGCTTGGCCGCATCTGCCTCGACCTTTCGCAGCCAAGCCTCATCCTGCTCGAGTCCGTCGAGCTCCTCCTTGCGCATGAACATGCGGTTCGTGATCTCGTGCAAGGAATCGTCCTTTTCTTGCACGGGCGCGCCCAGGTAGATCAGGTCGCCCGCTGTCTTTTGCAGCTCGGGGCCGACCAGGTCGCCGTTGAGAACTTCTCGAAGGAAGATGAACGGGCCCTCGATGCGGGTCACCTGGAACTGCGCTCCGGAGCTCATCTGGAGCTTGTCGCCGGCACGTAGGCCGGAGCTGTTCGTTTCATCTGTCATCTTTTGCCTCCTTCGGCTTCTCCACAGTACCTGTGGTATCGAGAAGCCACTTGGCGTACTTGTCCCCGCATGACGCCTTGTACAGGTTTTCAGCTCCATTCGGATGAAGAGCACATTCCCAGAGGGTGCCGAGAGGCGTCTCGATGACCAGCTTGATCTCGTTCTGTTCTGCTGCCCCGACCTCTCGCCCGTGCCCGTCCTTGAGGGAGACGTGGTGTGACCAATGCCGCACTCCAACGACTTTCACTTTCCCCTTTTCGAGCCACTTGTTGATCTTGGCGGTCAGGTCCATGGACTGTGCTTCGGTTAGAGCCATCTTTTTGCCTCCTTTGGCAGTAGTAGCAGAAGTAAGAAGAAGTCGGTAGATGCAAAGTAGCCGTCCGTGCTAGCCTTGCACCATGGAGTCGCTAGGAAAAAGGGCGCTGGATGTGGCCTTCAAGGAGCTTGGGGTGGCGGAGGATCCGCCGCGCTCGAACACTGGGCCGCGGATCCGTGAGTACCTCGAGCCGTGTGTGCGGGGCGACCGCAACGTGAAGCTCGGGCTCAAGGCCTCGAACTGGTGCTTCACAGGAGACACCGAGATTCTGACGGAAGAGGGGTGGATGCGTTTGGATGACGTGTCCGAAGACGTTCAGGTAGCGCAGGTACATCCAAGGTCGATGCGCATCTCCCTCACCAGGACGGTCGCGGTCATCCACAAGGCGCACAAGGGCGCTCTGGCGGTCATGAGTCGGCGATCTCTGCGTTTGGTGTCCGACCCGGAGCATAGGTACTTCGGCAAGTGGTGGGTGAGCGCTAGGAGTGGAAGAAAGGACGTACCGGAGGTGGAGCTGCGCCCCGTAGCAGACCTGACGGGTGCAGCAACGAAGCTGGTCGTTCCGCCCAGCCGCGGTCACTTCGAGTACGAAAGTGGGTGGAGCAGGCGTGACTTGAAGCTGTTGGGAGCGTTCTTGGCAGACGGCAGCATCGTCAACGGGAAGTTGCAGTTTCAGGTCAGCAGGGCGGACAAGATAGCGATGTTGCACGAGCTGGAACCTGACCGAGTCTGGGAAGCTCCCATGCCGTACGGGCCTAGGTCGAAGGAGGCTCTGACCAGTTTCTTCTTCGAGATGCCGTCGGAGTTTGCGGAGGCGTTCGATAAGTACAAAGTGCTGTCCCCCCGATTCATGTGGAACCTTCACAGGGAGCAGGCTGCTCTCGTGCTCGACACATGGGCGTCCTATGACGGCAGTGCTCGAGGCGGGTCCATTCGGCTGTCGCAGGCGTCCAAGGACAGGATCGACACGGCCCAGATGCTGGCCGTACTGGCTGGGTATTCCGGTCAGACACAGAAGCCGAAACAGCTCGGTGAGTTCGGTTCGACCATGCACTTTCTGACGTACGTCAAAGGCCCGCGTAACACGGAGATCCTCGACAAGAACGTCCGCTTGACCGAAGAGCAAGAAGTAGACTTGTACTGCGTTCAGGTCCCCAGCGGGCTGATCATCGTCCGCCCTTCTGGGTACGGTAGGGCGCTGGTGGTAGGCAACTGCATGGCGTTCTCGAGCTGGTGCATGACCGAGGCCCTCGAGGACGGCGAGGTCCCCCCTCACGGCTACCGTGCGGGGGTCGTCGAGGCTGTGGCTGACGTGCGCAGCCCGCACGCCAAGTTCTCGGGCGTTTGGCACCCGGTCGAGACGGTAAGAAAGAAGCTCTGGACGCCGTTCGAAGGAGACCTGGCCATCTGGGACCGGTCGACCACAGATCCGAACACGTCTTGGTGGCGGCACGTGAACCGGGTCGTGAAGTACGACGCCGGTGTCGGCGAGTTCGACACCATCGGCGGCAACGAACGGGACCAGGTGCGGGTCGCCGCACACCACGTGTCCGAGATCAAGCTGCTCGGCTTCATCGCCTACCCGCAGCCCGAGGACAAGCCCGAGCCCAAGCAGATCGACGCGCTGACGCACGCCAACCTGCTCGGACTCGTGGCCCGTACCATCGACGGAATGTTGCGCGACTCGCACACCGAGATGATGGAGTCGCACCACATGGACGACGACGACGACGACGACTACGACGACGACTACGACGACTAGCCCTACCTCTGAGTCGCCCTCTTGATGATGTCGCTGAACTTCCTGACGTCCGGCGACTCCATCTTCGGATCCCTGATCACTGCGGTCAGGGCGTTCTCGAGCTCGGTGATGCGCTTCGAGCGCGCCTCGTTGCTCTCCCGAAGTTGCCTGATCGTCTCGATGTTGTTGGACAGCTCTGTTGCGTTGGCGTTGAGGGACTCGTGGAGCTTCTCGATGCGCCCGTCCATCTCTGTGACGGTCGTCTGCAACTTCGTGTTCTTCTCCTTGAGCTTGCCGATACCCCTGCGGATCCTTGAGAACGCCTGCTCAACGGACTCTTCCTCGTCGGGAAGCGCGAGCTGGGACTGCACTCTCATGAGGTGGGCCTCGAGCTCGTTGCGGATGACGTCGACGACCGGCGTGAGCCTCAAGAGGCCCGTGCCGGTACCGCCAAGCGAGTGGTACACCTCCTCCAGTGTGCCGGCGATGCGCTCGTAGGCTTCCACGGCGCTCTCATCCGGCCTGCTCTTCCCGATGGCGTCGCCAATGGACACCAGTTGCGACATGAGCTTGCCGCTTGCCACCTTCTGGTTCTCGAGGTCTTGCACGACTCGTGCAGCGGCCTTGTCGACGAACTCGTCCCTGTGGGCCCCCAGGGTTGCGCGCGTGCGCCTCAGCACGTCGTGGTTCCATGAGTCGGTGTTCGGGTCCACCTCGATTGGCCTCTTCGCGAGCTCGTTGGCCGCCTCCATCGGGCCCTTGAGGTACTTCTCCAGCAGCCTGAAGTTGCCGTCGAGGTGGTCGCATGGAACGATGCCGCAGTGCTTGACCAGCGTTCGGACCTCGTAGTTGAGCGCTTCGATGTGCCCGTTGAGCAGTTGCGACAGTCCGGCGGCGCTGGTGACTGGGAGCTCTTGAGGCTCCTTGCCGACGTGCTTGAGCCCGTTGGTGATCGAGATGAGCGAGTCCTCCAGGGCCCCAACGAGCTTCTCATGCGTCTCCCTGCCCGACATCTTCTTGAGCTCCTCGATCTTCTCGACGAGCTGCCTCTCGTTGGAGTTCGGTTGGAGCCCAGCTGCGACGTTGACACGCTGGATGGCGGCGGAGAGCGTCGTGTGCATGGCTTGGTAGAGCCGAACGTGGTCTTTGAGGAGGTCCACTTGCTCAACGAGCTCATCGACCCGTGCGAGCTTTGCCCGCACGTACGCCCCGGTGACATCGACTTCGATGAAGTCCTTGTCGCCTTTGAGGGCCTCGAAGCCCTCTTTCGTTTTCTCTGTCACTGCTTCCTCCTTCAGCTGACGCGGCCAGCAGTCTGCGTGTCATTCGAGGTGATGACGTCCTTGCGGGCGACCTTGCGTGCGGCCCTGCCCCTCGCAGGTGCCTTCGTAGTCTTCTTGGCCGCCGTCTTCTTCTCCTTGGGTTCTTTGCCGGCGACGCCGTCCTGCACCTTCTCGACGTTGACGAGGCGGAACTTGCCCTCGCCGATGGAGCGGTCGGCCCACAGCCCATTCTCCTGGGCCAGGGTGAGGATGCGGACGAGCTCCTCCTCCTTGATGTGGCGCGTGTCGGCGGGGTGCGTGGGGGCGACCCACCAGTCGAACGTGCAGTACACGTCTGTGAGGTAGTCGGTCTTCTTGATCGCGGTCCTCGGGCCCTGCATGGTCATGACCTGGATCGCCCGCTCCTCGCAGCCGTCCGGCTCGGTCACGTACATGCGGCCGGCAGTGGTGATGCGGTAGAACAGAAGCTGGTTGCCGTGGTCCAGCCCCTCGGGCTTGATCTCGGTGCCGTGCTTGAGGTGTTCGGTCTTCGGGCGGTCCTGCAGGATCCTGTGCACCGAGACCGTCTCTTTGATGCACGCCTTCGGGCAGCGGGCGAACATGTACATCTGGCCCTCGGAGTTCCTGGGAAAGCCGATCCAGGAGCGCTCCTCCTTCTCCTGCCCCTCGATGGCCTCGAGGTTCTCTTCGTCCTGCTGCTCGGTGAGCTCGTCACGCTCTTTCACCTTCGTCTTGAGCTCGGCGTAGCTCTTCTTCGGCTTCTTCGCCTGCTGGTCGCCGGCGATGACGAGGGGGTTCAGGGGGTGGCCGCCGATGATGCGGTTCGGCGCCTCGACGACGATCGTGATGCGGTAGACGTCGTAGAACTGCTTGGGGCTGGTGTCGTACTTGTCGAGTAGGTTCATCTTCTATCTCCTTCAGGTAGTGATTGGTTCAAGGAAGAAGTAAGGAAGCTGCTTGGACAGGCTAGGCCTGTCGCCAGGGTTGCCGTGACCAGGCGCGTCGATCGGCAAGGGGAGGTGTGGCAAGTCACTGGCACCGGTTCAGGCGGGTAGGTCGATTGGTTTGGTCAGAAGTGGTGAGGCATGTCGCACGGGTGGGATGGAGCGGGCACGGTTCGTCGGGCGGCAAGGTGAGGTGCGAGAAGGCACGTCGGCGGGCACGAGAAGGTCCGGCGCAGTGCGTCGACCGAGTGGGCATGACTTGGCTGATCGATAGGGACGGCCCGACCAGGCTCGTCGGACGAGAAGGAATGGCGCGGTATGTCGTACGGCATGATGTGGGCTTGGCGGGATTGGGGTGAATAGTCGACCAGTTCGGATGAATCAGGCACGTCGAAGAGTCCGGTAAGGCATGGCCCGTCGTGTGTCCTGGTCTGCCTTGGCATGTCCTGCGATGGGGCGTGCATCGGTTCGTCGCAAAGCTGGGCGTGGTTCGGTTCGTCGACCGGAGTGATTCGTTGAGGAACGGATTGTCGATCGTGTCTGGTCGGGACCGGTTTGGGCCGTCGCATGAACCTGAACTGGGAAGGCATGTCGACTGGTCCGGCGAGGTAAGGTACGTCGGATGGGCCGGATGAGTGGGGCACAGCTCGTCGCGTGAGTCGTAAGACACGAACTGGTGAGGCATGGGTTGTCGAGCGGGCCGGTACGACTTTAGCACGGAACGTCGAATGGCCAAGCAAGGTACGGTTTGTCGCATGGGAAGGCTGGGAACGGATCGATGGTGGTCAGTCGCGTGGCGTGGTGCGGGTCGGATCGGATGGTTCAGCCCTGGCCAGTCGAAGGATCGGGAGTGGTGGGGCCTGTCGGCTGGGACGGGTCGGAAGGGTTTGGTGAGTCGCCTGGGCTGGCATGTGCGGGTCCGGAGTGTCAGACGGTTTGGCGTGGTCAGTCCCCTAGTTCGATACGGAGTGTCGGACGGGTGGACCGGGAGTGGCCCGTCGGATGGACTGGAGAGGAGTGGGCGGGTTCGGAGTGTCGGTAGGGTCGGTGCGCCGCAGCGAGGCATGTCAAAAGGGCGGCTCCTCGTCACCGTCTACCACAGGCAGGTCCCGGAGGTAGTCATCGAGCTCGAGGGGCCATGGTGGCAATCCGCTACCGCATCGGCCGCTGCCGTGGCGGTGCGGGAAAGGGTAAGCATCACAGCCGCAGACTCCGTACTTGTCGAACTGCACGGTCCTCATCCACTTGCAGAGAGGGCGGCCCGGTCGGCACTCCGGCATGTGCACGACCACGGTCCTGTTCACCACGTAGCACCTCCCGCCGCCTGCCTCGAGCTCGCGGGTGGTTCGCGCCCTCTTGTGAACGAGCTTACTCATTCTTCGTTGCGAGGTTCATCTTGCTGATTGGGATGTTGAGGTACTCACGTACCTTCTCCGATTCCTCGTGCGAAAGGGCCCGCGGAACGCCCTCGCACAGGTGCTTGCCGATGGCGTAGTGCCTGTCGACGTCGTTCCTCAACAGCCGTCCGCATCGCGGGCAATAGTACATCGGACGGCTGTCCTTGCGGGCAGCGTTGTACGCCATCCGAAGGTGATTCCTCGGATACACGGACAGGTTGAGCATGGTTCCTCCTTTCGTGAGGTAGGGGCTGAGAGCGCTGCTCTTATGCCCCCAGTCTTCTTCTTTTTGCGCAGAAACAGAACAGAGGTTGACCGGACGGGCAAGACGACCTACGCTGCGCTCAATCCAACCGTACCGAAGGCCTTCTCAGGAAGGCTTTTTGCGTAGGAGAGCACCATGTTGAGCAAGTTCGCTGAGATGATCTTCACTCTTCTTCTGGCTTTCGGTGGCGAGAAGTACGCAGGCAACAGTCCGTACAGCTTCGAGATCGCTCAGGGCTGTGGGACGAACCAGGGCTCGCCGGCGTGCGCGCTCACGCCTCAATGCGAGGTCAAGGCTTGGAGGTGTGCGCCGCCGCGCTGGTCTCCGGCCCGGGAGGCTTGGGTCCTTCCTGAGAGCAGCGCGAAGGCCAAGGAGCGGTACCACAAGATCGCCGAGTCGATCGCCAGGGTGTCGTTCTGGCATGCCAGGTGCCGGGATGAATGGGGAACCGTGAGGGAGGACTGCACGCCCAGCGGCTGGCCCGAGGGGCCCGAAAGCCTGGCGCGCGTCGCGGCCACAACAGCCTTGTGGGAGAGCGGCCTGCGGGAGGACATCATGTTCGGGCACGCCCCGATGGGCCGCGGCGCCATGGGGGAGACGTGCCTCGCCCAGATCATGCCCAACCAGATCCGTCAGTTCGCCTCGTGGATACCCCAGGATGAGCTCGACACCTACGACAAGCTGCCGCTCGGCAAGGAGCGGGCCGAGTGGGACGAGAAGTGGGCGCAGCGGATGCTCGGCGACTCCCCACAAGAACTCGATCGGTGCTTCGACGTCGCGCTGCGCGCACTCGCTCGGGCCCGAGGGGCCTGCGTCGGTCGACAGGGCGGCGGATGGGCCTACAAGATGTGGGCGATGTACGGCACGGGCAACCGCTGCTCGAGCTTCGGCATCCACGACGACTTCGCCGCCAAGCGCGCCAGCACCTATCACCGGATGAAGAGCTACAAGCCCTCCCCTGGCGCCGCCCCGCAGACCCCCGTTCCGGAGAAAACCGCTTCAAACTAGGAGTTAGAGAAAGGGCGGCCGGGGCCGCCCGCGCTTACCTGTGGCGAGGCCACAGGCAGTCGTAGTCGTTTCTGACTACCTGTTGGCAGGTCTCCGGCAGATCCTCGAACCGTATCTTCTTGCCCAGATGCCTGTATCTTGGTCTGTCGATCTGCACGTCACTGAACCCGTGCATGCCGATGCCTTGTGGATGGGTTGGGTATGGTGACATTCCCAAGTACATGAACTGGCCGCCCACACGCTTTCGCGTGAAGACTACCGTGTACCTGTCAGCAGTGGTGCCGCCATTGTCGTAGCAGCGCACGTATCTCGGGCTCACAGCTCCAATCTCCTCGAGGCTTTTCATGTGGTCAGCTCCTCATAGAGCTTGTAGATTCGATGGATGTTGCGGGCGATCATGGGTCTTCCGCGTTTGAACTGCAGTCTTGAGGTCTTGTACCCGAGCTTCTCTGCGAGGAAAGCCTCGGTGTAACCCTCGTTTTTGAGCAGTTCGAGCTTTCGCAGGGCCCTGGTGGAGCCCATGATGGTCACTTCGTTGGGAACGTCCGCAGTCACGGCGAGAATGGCCTCTTCGGTCTTCTTGCGAATCTGCTTCTTCGTGCCGTTGCGGATGCGTCGAAGTGTGGTGTCACCGACTCCGGAGATGTCCTGGATGGTCCGTCGGCCGATGCCCTTCTTCGAGAGTTTGAGCATGTGCGCCCGGGCCTTGTCGGCCGGCACGAGGCCATTCCAGTCCCCGCCACGGTTGTACTTCTGCCTCATGCGCGCGTAGGAACGATTGGCCTCGCTGCACGGCTCACAGCGACACCCCGTGACGTAGCGCGCCCGCGTCCCGTGCTCAAACCGCTCGGGACCGGGCATGTCCTTGGGCCTCATACCTCGTAGACGTCGCTGTGGACCGGGCGGCGAAGATGCCTATAGACCACGATGACTCGGTCCAGATGTACCTCAATGCGGTCGACCGGAGCCACGACGGAGTCGATGATGGACAACACGAGCTCGTAGTGTTTGGAATTGGGGGGCAGAGGTTCGTTGTTCAGCATCCACGAGTTCGGGTTTTGGAGGGTCGTGGCGACGTCCCCAGGCACGATGACCTGGAAGCCCTTGATGGAGGCCACGTAGGAGACCACTCGAGGGTCGCGGGTGACTGGCTGGAACTCGTTCTGGTGGTCGAGCACCTCCTGGATCTGCGGCGGTTGCCAGTTCGGCGGCTTGAGCCACTTGCCATCCTCGCGCTTGGTGGCGCCGGGGCCGAACTTGGCCATGTTGGCCCGATGGACCTCGGCGGCGATGCGCGGGCCGTGGATGCCGAACGTCTGCCTGGCGCCTTCTACGACGTAGTCGATGTCCGCCAGCGCGTCGGCCACGAGGCAGACGTCCCATTCGTCGTCGGGCGCCTCTTCGAGCAGCTCCTCGACGGAGTCGCGCACGTTCGTCACGAGGTGCGGCGCCCCGCCCATGTAGCAGGCGTCCAGCAGCTCCGTGCACTCTTCGCAGATGAGGCGCAGGCGCAGGATGATCTCGTCCTTGGTAGGCTTGCGGGGGCTGTCGTAGCAGGGCTGATCAGCCTTCTTCATGAACTCGCGTACTTGCTGCCTGATGTTCACTTCTGTCTCCTTTCCGTTGGAAGGTCGTCCAAGATGGCCTGGATGTAGTCGCTCTTGAACTTCTCCCTCTTTCTGTTCGTGTAGTCGGCGTCGTTGAGCTTCCTCGCGATCTCCTTGAGCGAGTAGTGCCCAAGCATCCTTTTGATGAGAACGATGATGTTCTGCTCGTACGGGTGGCTGACGAGCATGGTTCCGTGGTTGCTTTCTCGGTACCGATAGCCGTACGGAGGCTTGAACCTGACGGGGGCCTTCGTTCCGCCGTACCACCCGACGTACAGCTTCTTGTGCCACTCGTTGCCAGGCGGGTAGATGTCCAGCAGCTCGAACAAGGCGAGCTCGGCATCTACCTTGTTGTGGAACGTCCTTGGGAAGTACGGTCGGCGGTTGTGCATCACCGCCCAGCCCGGCCCAACGACGTCATCCTCTTTGGGAGGCATGCTCTAGCACCATGGCCACGTCGCACTCCCGGCGCGCCGAGGACTTGTAGATGACGATGACGATGGCTTGGTGGACTTCGACACGCTCGACGGGGGAGCTCGTTTCTGTGAGAAGCGCGTCCACAGCCTCTCTCCATTCCGCCCCCGGGGTGTCGCGGCTGTAGCAGTAGCCGCGGAAGGCCCTGTTCTTGCCCTTCATGTCAGGGGCCAGCCACACTTCTGTTCCCCACAGGACGAACACTTCGGGCGGAGCTACATTCTCTTTCTTTCTGCTCATCTTCCTCCACAAACGACAAAAGGCGCCCTTGCGAGGCGCCCTCGGTCTTTCGTTCGGGGTTTTCAGTCTACGAGGTCATGCGGCCGTCTTGTAGTTCCGGCTGCGCTCTTCGAGCCGCTTCTGCAACTCGGACTGACGCTCGAGGAGCATCAGGAGCTCTTGGCCACTCGCGGTAACGAGCGCCTTTTCAACCTCGGCCAACTGCTTGCGTACGATCTGTTGCATCATGGCCCACCTCCGGGTTGGGGCCTACTTTCTACTTCTAGTATACGAGTAGTTGACGTGAGTACAAGACCCCGTCAAGGGGAAAAACGAGGGGATTCGTTACTTTTTCAAGGCGCTGTTTGGAGGAAGAATGTCTGCCAGACTTTCCTCGTCCAAAAGTACGCCCAGGGGCCTGAAAACGTACTCTTTGCCATCTTTTGTGACGCTGCACATGACAGGGATGTCACCCCCGGTCACCCTCGTGCAGTGAACAAGAGCAAGATGCCCGTCCCGAGCGGCCGAGAGCAGGGCTTCGAGCGGCTCTTTGAACGGCTCGAGGTACGCGTCGTTCGTCTTGACGGTATCAGCCATCGTTCCTCTCCGTCAGTTCCGGTTTCCGGCAGACCCTTCGAATCTCTTTGACGAGCTCGTCGGCGTCCTCGAGTGGGCAGATGCCTTCACGTTGACTGTTGCGAGGTGAGCTGAACAGGGCGACGTTGCCCTCGACGCGCACGGCGCACCGTCGGAACGACACGCTGCCGCGCTCCTCGATAGCTTCTGCGATGGCCAACATCTCGGAAGCCGTTCCTTCAACTTCGGCGTCACTGATCCGGCCAGAATGCTGAAAGCTGGCCGTTCCAGGGCACAGAGAGTCAGCTTCGAACCAGCTTTTCCCTTCGTGTTCCGCTCGTTCGACGACGTACCAATCATACCCGCAGTCGCGGATCGTCAACTTCATTTGCTTCCTTCTTTCTCCAAGTACTCGAACACACGGTCCATCGACTCGGCGTGGTAGATGCGCAGGCTCGGGTGCGCTTCCATGAACGGGATGAGCATCTCGTCCCGCACCCGAACCAACTGGTGGTAGTCCATGTCGCCGAGCTCTTTGGCCGCCGGGTACCCCTCGGGCACCGCCGGTGGGTCGTTTCTAGCCTCGGCGATGATGTACGGCGCGATGAGGTGCCCGAACAGCTTTGCGCGGGCCGCCCCGTCTTTCTTCTTCAGTCTGCTCTTGAGCCACTTGCTTGTGTCTTTCTTCTTCATCATCTCCTCGAACGTTGGTGATGTTGATGGTTACCCCTGGCCGGGGTCGGATGACGACGCTGCGGGAGGCGCCGTGCTTCCACTCGACGGGCTCTGCGTCGATGGCTCCGCTCAGGTTGCCCTTGTTGCTCTTCCAGAGCACCCCGATGGGGATGAACCGGGTACCGTCCCTGTCGTCTGTGTTGATGACGGCGACGATGTCCGCCACTGGTTCCTTGGACATGCGCGTCTCCTTTCTACTTGTCTGCGGGGTTGCGGAAGCGCTTGAAGACGGGGAACCGCAACTTACCATCGTCCGTCATCTCCTGGGCCTCCACTTCTGCGATGGCGCCCCAGTAGCACTTCGGGTTGTCCTCGAGGTCCGCGGTGATGTCCTTTCGCTGCTGATCGGTGAACCCGCCGCCCACGGACGTGACGACGTCACCGATGCGCACCTTGAAGGCAGCGAACACCCCGCTCAACCGGCCTTTGCCGAACTCGTGCCCGACGACCTGCCCTTCCCAGGTACTCTTGGGTTTGACCTTGAGGATGGCGTTCGAGCGCTTGAACTCGTAGGGGGCATTCGGATCTTTGATCATCGCACCTTCGAAGCCCATATTGACGAAGTGTGCGAACTGCTCGAGCAGCTGCTCGTTGTCGTGCACATACCCTCCCGGCACGGGCACGACGTTGAAGACGCACCAGGGAGGCTGCTCGATCTCGTTTCTCCTTTCCGCGTACGACAGGGACTTGCCTTGGCTCTTCCACACCTCAAGCGGGATCTTGTCGAAGATGTGGTAGACGGCTTGTGCGTCGCTGACGGTGTTGACCTTGGAGAACACAAGCGACTGCGTCTCGTTCCAGTTGTTCTTCATCACTTCCCCGTCAAGCACGTAGTCGCCCTTCGGCAGAGACCGAACGCCCTCTTCGATCGTGGGCAGTGTGTCGACCGTCTGCCCGCCGCGTGTGACCATCTTCACGCTGTCCCCTTCGCGAATGGCCACGAGGCGGATGCCGTCGAGCTTGCGGTCGCACCACACCGGGAAGTTGATCTTCTCCCGAATGGTGATGTTGCCCTCGAGGTCGCGTGCGCAGTCGAGCTCGTTGGCGAGCATCACCTCGAACACCGGCACCATGTCGGGGAAGACCTTGTTGACGGTCTTGGCCTCGACGCCGCACCTGAGCTTCTTCTGTACGATGCGCGCGGCCCACTTGCGCATCTCCGACGGCATGTCCCCGAGGATCTCGTTGAGGTAGTGCTTGGCGGCGTTGCCGGTGATCTCTCTCGTGTTGAGCCTCTCCAAGAAGTTGAGGAACACGAACCAGGACATCTCATCGTCGTTGAATGCGAACGTCGTACGGGGGGTAGAAGGAAGGCGCACGTCTTGGATGTAGTAGGGCTTGTAGGGGTCCAGCGCTGCGATCAGAAGGACGCGGAGCAGTGCGGTCGACCCCTCGAGGATGGCTTCTTTCTCTTTCCTGCTGTTCGTGGCCTCGAGGGCCTCGAGCTGTTCAACAATCATTCGGGTCCTCCATGAGCTGCCTGACGAGGGCCAGGTTGCTCTCCAGTTGCTTTTCTACTTCCTTCAGGGCGGTGTACTCGCGACGCGCGTGCGGAAGCGCCCTTTCGATGGCGGCTTCGGGGGCCGTCACCTGCCTTATGCCCTGAATCAGGTGCTTGATGACGCGGATCTCCCTGTCCTCGGCATACAGGAAGGCAGTCCTTCCCTCAACGTCCCAGCCGATGTCCAGGTAGTTGGCCAGCGCCTCGGCCGCTTGCTCGTCGTCTTCGAAGCGCCCGCACTGGTCGCACTTCTGGACGATGACCTGGCCGTCGTCGGCCATGTCATCGTTGAAAGGGCACAGCGCCCCTGGGATGATCTCGCCGGCGCAGTGACACCCGACGTGCTCTTCCCAGTCCGAGAGCTGGAAGCCGAGCGCGCCCGCAGATGCGCGCCTGACCTTTCCGCGATGCTTTTCGTCGTAGAGCATTCCTTTGGTGACGCCTCGCCCGCGCAGGAACGGGGGCACGTCCATCTGGTTCACGTCGGTGCGCTTCAGGCCCCGGCTCTCCGCGCCTTCGCGCAGCCAGCTGGTCAGCTTGTCGATCCCGTGAAGGATGGTCTTGTCGTCATCGGACATCTTCGCACTCCTGTCTGAAGTCCTCGAGCGCGTCGGAGTACTTCTTGGCCATCTCTTCGTCTCCGAGGGCCACGTGGGCGTCGTGGAGGTCGTAAAGAGCGGCGGCGAGCCTCTCACGAAGGCTGCGTCGGTGCAGAGTGAGCTCCGAGCACCGCAGCTGTGTGAGGCGCAAGTTCTTCGCCATGGCTGCCCCCTCCGGTATGGTGTGAGTCAAGCCGAACTCGAAGATGACTGCGTCCGCCGCGTGCTGCGCCTCTGAAAGCTTGATGGACCAGCCGATATTATCCAGCGCGCTGAGAACCCGCTCTCGCGGGCTGCGGCTGTCGTTCGCCTCCAGTAGCTTCAGGCGCTTTTGTGAGTACGCGTGCGCGAGCTCCATGTTCACGTCTGTCATCTGCTGTCTCCTGTCTGTTAGGCGTACTGTTTGCTCCGCTACCCTTATCGCTTCGAACGGGCCTTTCTTGTCAGGTGAATCTCGATGTGGTGCTTGTCGACCTTGGCCCGCTTGACGGACATCTTGTTCTCTCTGAACCACGCACGGATGTACGCCAACAGAAGCGCCTTCGACTTCGTCACTACCGGCTCAGTCAACTGAAAAGACAAGTACCATCCGCTCTCGGTTGGCCGTAGGGTGTACTGGCCGCTCATGGAAACTCCCGAACGATTGATCGACCCCCACAACCCGCCCGCCAGCTTCTTCATGCCGGGCTCTCTGTCTCCTGACTTCTTGAACGAGGAGCTGTTGGATGACTTCGCCGGCGACCCGGAACTGTCATCGCTCGACGGCGACTGGTCTGCCGAGTACGGACCTTCGATCGAGTATGAGGACCCAGGGGCCATAGCCAAGAGGATACAGGAAAAAGGCAGGGTCCAACTCTTCCCGACCGACTTCGTGCACGCCGCCTTCAAGATGCCGAAGTCAGACGGGGGTTACGAGGACTTCTCGTTCGAGGGCCGCAGGCACATCCTGAGTCCGTACAACACGCAGGCCAAGCGCGTGCTTCTGGTGTGCGCCCGTCAGACCGAGAAGTCGACGCTGCTCGGCAACTTGGCGCTCACGTACTCGTGCCTCGTTCCGGCCTTCAAGACCTTGTACGTGTCGCCGTCGGCGATGCAGACCAAAACGTTCTCGAACGACCGCGTCAAGGAGCCGATCGAGACGAGCCCCATCCTGCGGGCCTACACGACGCACAAGCTCAGCCAGAACATCTTCGAGAAGCAGTTCATCAACCGGTCGAAGATCACGCTTCGCTACGCGTTCCTCAACGCCGATCGTGTCCGCGGCATCCCGGCCTGGATGCTGCTGATCGACGAGATCCAGGACATCATCTCGGACAACATCCCGGTCATCGAGCACTGCCTGTCCCACGCCCCGAAAGAGTGGCGCCGGTTTGTGTACTCCGGCACCCCGAAGTCGCTCGACAACACCATCGAGTGGTACCGCGCCAACAAGTCGACTCAGGGCGAGTGGATGGTGCCGTGCGACCGCTGCGGGAGCAACGCCAAGGGGGCCGCTGGGCGCTTTTGGAACATCCTCGGCGAGAAGAACATCGGCAACAAAAGTCTGATCTGTGAGAAGTGCGGAGAGCAGCTGTACCCGATGCACGAGGACGCCCAATGGGGGCACCACGTAGCCTGGCACCCGAAGTACGCCCCGTTCGAGAGCTACCGCATCAACCAGCTCATGGTTCCGTGGAAGGACTGGGACGAGCTGCTGTACGAGTACCACAACAACCCGCGAGCGAAGTTCCTCAACGAGTCGCTCGGCATCTCCTACGACTCCGGTCTTCGGCCTCTCACGCTCGGTCAGGTCAAGAACGAGTGCAACCCGGCCATCACGATGGCGGAGAAGGAGGTCAAGAAGTACCGCCAGATCGGCCTCGTGAACCCCATCTTCATGGGCATCGACTGGGGGACCGGCGAGAACACGTATACCGTGATCACGCTCGGTACGTACGTCGACATGAAGCTGCGGGTCTTCTATGTGCACCGCTGCACGGGCGATCTTCTCGAGCCTCCGAAGCAGCTCGCGTTCATCAAGAAGCTGGTGCAGCAGTTTCACGTTCGGGTCATCGGCACCGACTACGGTGGCGGCTACGACCGCAACGACGACTTGATGCGGGCGTTCGGCCCCGACCGACTCGTGAAGTACCAGTACCTCCCGCGCTCTCGTCAAAAAGTCAGCTGGCAGGGCAAGCTCGGCCGGTTCATCGTGTCGCGCACCGAGGTGATGAGCGACATCTTCAACGCCATCAAGCGTCACCAGTTCGAGTTCCCTCGATGGGAGGAGTTCCACGCCGGGGGCAACGCTCCGTACGCCGGCGACATGCTCAACATCTACAGCGAGTACGACGAGCAGCGCCACCAGATCGTCTACAAGCACGCCCCCGACAAGCCGGACGACACTTTCCACTCACTTCTGTACATGACGCTCGGTTCGATGCTCATTCGGCCAAGGCCGGACATCGTCACGCCTAGAAAAGAAGTTTCTGGCGAAGGAAGGGGGCACCCGATGTTCGATGGGGACTATGATGGGACAGTAGATCAGGATTGAGCAGGAGCATGGTGGACATGATGCGGGAGTCCAGCCCGGCGTCGGCAGGCCCCCGCGCATCTCCACCGAGCTCGTACAGTAGGACGGTCGCCTTGAGCGCCGTGCGGGCGCGCAGGATCAACGGGCGCAGGTAGAGCTGGTGTGCCGGCAGGTGTGCCTGCAGGTGCCGGCTCAGGTTCATGAGTGAGGCCCACGGCCGCGCGTTCGTGAGCGGCTCGGCCCGTCTGAAAAAGGCCTGGTCGATGTTCATGAACACCCGGCACCACCGAATGACCTCGGTGGCATCCAAGGGCAGCTCGTCGACGTCCGAGTTCGCCTTGTGGATCAACGCCAACATGGGTTGGCGTTCGGTTGGGATCTCGTACGGCACCATGCCGATGACGAAGGAGACGTTGCGCACTTCGTCTTCCAGCTGCGCGATCTTGGCTTTGAGCAGGGACACGTCGTCGGCAAGCGCGCCGCTCCTTCTGTACCTCTGCTTCTCCCTCTCTTCTTTTAGCTTCTTGATGTCCTCGACGTGGAAGACGTACTTCGCTCGGCTGCCTGGGAAGAGCTTCTTGTACTCTTCGATTGGTACTTTTCTTAGTACCCCTTCTTCCGCCATGCGCGACAGAAGAGAGTACCGACAGCCGAGCAGTCGAGCCGCTTTGTACGCCGTGATGACCTTGTCCATGACTTTCCCTTCGCGACAGAAGCGTGGTACTACTTGGCGAACAGGAGTGGTCCATGAGTGAGCTGCATCGTCAAGGTATCTTTCAACAGAGGCACGCGCGGCCCGTCAGTGGAGAAGACCTGGAGGTGCTTGGGAAGCAGGCTTCTGCTTGTTGGTACGAGAGGAAAGACAGTGGATGCGGCCCCTCGACTCTTGGTGAGGCGGTAGTCGAGACGGTGAAGAAGGCAGGGCTCAGCCCCGAGCAGGTTCGCCGTGTGGTGGAGTTCGCCAACACCGACGCCTTCCTCCGGGAGTTCCACAAGCTGTCGAGCGGCCACAAGTACGTGGACTTCGGCGGGGGCGTGCTCGCCGACCCTTCCGACGTGCTTCGGGACCTGAACGACGGGGGCGGGGGGACGGTGTTCGACGCCGGCACCGGCGACTACGACCAGCCTCCGGAGGAGAAGCAGGCAAGCCTTGGGTTCGGCGGTTGGGACACGAGTGAGGGCGCCATCGCTGGTATGTTCGGCGCCGACCCGTCTCCGTACGAGTTCGAGGAGCCCCTCCGGCCGTTCTGGGACGCGCGCGACAAGCTCGCGGGCATGCACGCCCATGTGAGCTCCGAGCTCAGTTCCACCGAGGTGCTGTACGACAGCATCGCCCGCGAGCTCGAGCACCAGACCAAGCAGGCCGCGCTCGAGGGCACGAGCCTCGGTCAGGTCGTTCAAGCTTGGTCGTCGATTACGGACAACCCCGCGTTCATCAAGGCCGCCTTCGAGCGCATCACCCCCGGCCTGGTCGAGGACGAGGTCTTTCCGTCGTACGACGCCGTCGGCGCCTCGATCGAGAAGGTCGGCGCGGCGCGGGTCGCCAACCCGCACCATCCGCTGGTCGAGACATTCCACGAGTACTGCGACGCGCTCGTGAAGATCGCTGAGCTGCGCTACCAACAGCAGGGCCTCGGCATCAAGTTGGCGCAGCTCGAGGAAGGCCTCAAGACCGCGAACATCGGCAAGCTCGTTGAGATGGCGGGTAAGGGGATGAGCGCGGTCGGCAAGGCCAGCAAGAAGGGCCGGGAGTTCGTCGAGCGGACGACACAGAGCCCGGCCTTGGGCGCCGCCACGGAGTGGGGAATCAAGGGCGCTCCTGTTGCCGCTGGTCTTCTCGGTGCCAAAGCTCTATCCGATCAGGTATCCACCAGCTACCCGCTCCAGGCGTCGCTCCCGTACTTGCCTGGGTCTCAGCAGTACAAGGCGCGGATCGCCAGGCGGCAGCAGGAGAACAATCCCGAGTACCGCGCCATGATGGCCGCGCAGGGAATGCCCATGGGAGGCTTGTTCTGATGGACCCCATCAAAGACTTCGTCAAGTTCGCCTTTGACCAGGGTATGGGCAAGGAGGCGGTGCCGGCTTGGATGAGCAGCCCGGCCGCGAAGGCCGTCGGCACGGCCGCGGGCATCGCCTTGGCCGCCCCGATCGCCGGTGCCGCTGTCGGAGGTATCGGGGATCTGGCGGGCATGGCCTACAACGCCGTCACCAAGAAGCGCGACTTCAACCAGATGCTCGAGTTCAATCAGGACCTGCGGCAGATGCACAAGCAGGACCCGAAGATGGTCAACGCCGCGTTCTCGACGCTGCGTCGGATCAACCCGAAGTACTCCAGGGACCCGCTCGTCGCCGGCGCGTTCGTGCGCAACCTCAACGAGGCCCCAGAAGGCGCATTCAATGCGGCGAACACGGCGGCAAGTGCTCGGATGCCCGAGACCATGCTGCAACAGGGCTACATGGGCAACATCGGTAAGGGCACGGAGATGGGCATGAAGCACCTGACCGATGTGCCCAGAGATGACCCGACGCAGGACTACGCGCGGAAGATGCAGCTCGCCAGGGAGCAACGTCGGATGCAGATCGAGACGGATCCGAGGGCCTACAGAGGTCGCGGGGTAGGTAACGTGTCGATGAAACCGGAGTACAGCCACGCCCTGGGACGTCTTGGATGATCAAGGCAGCCTTCTTCCCCGGCATCGATAAGCACGGGCAACACGTCTTTCCTCTGCACAACACGAGGACGGACGCGCTGTTCGAGAAGATCGCTGCGCCGACGTTGCTGCCCGACGTGCTGGACTACATCGACCAGCTGACCCCGCAGAACAACTCGCAGTACGCGCTGCTCAACGCCATGGCGGCGGGCGAGTACTTCGGGTCCAACATCAACGGCGACTGGTTCCCTGAAGAGGCGCTCATCCACAAGCCGGACACGTGGACCGGCGTTCCCGAGTTCGATCGCGTCCTCGCGCAGAGCTGGCCGTACGGCTTCCCGACGTTCTACAACGCCGGCGTCTTCGCCCACCATCGCAACAAGGACATGACCAAGTCGTTCGGTGCCGTCGAGCTCGCCTCGTGGCACCCGGACATGAAGCGCGTCGAGCTCGTCATTCGGCTCGACAAGGAGCCGTGCTACCGCTTTGGTGGCACCGGTCTTTGGGACAAGCTCGCGGCCGGGCAGATGTTCGACGTGAGCATGGGCTGCAAGGTCCCGTTCGACACTTGTTTTCCTGCGGGCACGCTGGTGCGCACGGAGCTGGGCAACAAGCCCATCGAGCAGGTTGTCGTCGGGGAGTGCGTACTGGCTGATGGCGGGCAGTACCTGCCCGTCACTGCTGTGATGAAGAGATCAGCCGACGACTTGCTGAGGATCGTCGCATCCGGCTTGCCCGCGATCACTCCAACCAGCAACCACCCGTTTCTCATAGTACGGCGCGAGGAGGTGCGTGCCTGCAAGGGCACGGCAAACGGGCGTCGTTGTCGACACTCCCCCGACAAGAACTACGCGCGGCTTTGCCAGAGATGTGGTGCGGAGCTGCACTTCCGGATGACCTGGGCGGCTGCGGCCGACGTACGTCCGGGCGACTACATGGTGGTGCCCGCCCAACCGTCGCCCAGCCGTGTCGATGTGCCGCTGCCGCGCGCACGGATGCTCGGTTACTACTTGGGGGACGGGTACATCATCAAGCAGCGCACCGGCAAGAAGAAGGATGGCGAGTACCGCGACATGGGCGTGGGCTTTTCCGTGGGCTCCTCGGAAGAAGAGCATCTACGCCGTCTGCTTTTGACACTGGCAGAGGCCGGGCTACAGAACGAGCCATGCGTGTACGATGCGGGATGCAGCCGGAAGGCGCGCATCGTTTCTGTGTACGACCAGGAAGCGGCTGCATGGTTGCAGGAAGTGGGCGGCCGTGGAGGCCGCGGTAAGCGTCTGGACGAGCAGGTGTTCGACTGGCCGCTGGAAGCCAAGCTCGAACTCGTAGGCGCCTACATCGACACGGACGGCTCGTTTGACGAGGACAAAGGGCAGGTTCGTATCGCGTCGGTAAACCGCGGGCTGCTCTTGGACGTGCAGCGGCTACTTCTGCAGGAACGTATCACCGCAACCGTGTGCTATGCGGGGAGTGGGTCCGGCTACGAAAACAGCGATGCTTGCTGGTACTTGGTACTGGCTGCGGCACAGGCGCAGAAGTTTCTAGGTAGGTCAACCAAGGTCAAGCCCCGAGAAGTGGGCTGGGAGTCGCCGAAGTCGTTGTTCTGGGAGGGGTACTGGCTGACGCCGGTGACGTCCATTGAAGAGCTGGACGGCGAGCAGGAGGTCTACAACCTGTCGGTTGAGAAGATGGAGCAGTACGTCGCCGAAGGACGAGTCGTCCACAACTGCTCCATCTGCCTAGACTGGCCGCTGTACCGGGAAGCCCAGGCGACGTTCGACCCCGGGGTCCACAAGCACCCCGGTCAGGCCGTCCTCGAGTTCCATCGCAAGCTCATTGCCCAGCGCGGGCAGGGCATCCGAGGTCTGGCGATCACACGCAAGGACTACTGCGTGCACGCCAAGACCATGATGAACCGGATCTTCCCGGATGGGCGCAGGGTGTTCGTGTACAACGACTACCCTCGCTTCTTCGACATCTCGGGCGTGTTCATCGGCGCGGACAAGACCGCCAAGGCCATGCTCAAGATCGCGGAGGCGGCGGAGCGCAGCTACCACTTCTTCTGGTCTCGTCCGTCGGCGGAAGTAGCCGAGGACCTGGGGTACACAGAGGGGTGGTCGGAGAAGGCCGCGGCTGCCGTGCTCACGCCCCAGCAGCTCGCCGACGATCTACTCAAGCAAGCCTTCATGGGCAAGGGTGCCAAGCTCAAGCGCGCCGAGATCACCAAGGACGTCGTGCCCTCACAGTTCGCCGCGTCGGCGGTCCCTCTCTTGACCCACAGGGAGCCGTCGCTGTCGAACGACCTTTTGGACCGGCTGGCGAAGAAGCCGATGCGGGACGTTCTATCTACCTCCGGCGGGCTGGGCATGGTGATGCGCCCTCGGGAGTTCCAGCGGCTCATGCTGTCCCGGCTCGGACTCGGAAGAGAAGCCGATGACCTGGACCGCCGCAACATTGTTTTTCCACGAGTCGAAGAAGAGGAAGAAGTAGGGCTGTCGAAAGAGCGATTCAGCCCACTGATAGCCAAACTGCTTCAACCCTTCTTTGACTCGCGCTCTTCTTTCGGTCCTGCAGTAGAGAAGAGGGTGACCATCATCATGGTCGGGGACCGCGGTGGAAAGAATAGACCCGCTTCCCAACTCTCCCCTCTTCTGCATAAGATAGGAGCCGCGTACAACGGGTACAGGAAGTCGCTCATGCAATTCGTCCCAGAAGCAGTTGAAGTCGGTCAACAGACCGGAGCTCCTGAAGAGCTGCACAAGTGCGCGTCCGCACCCGTTGAACAACTTTTCACCCCGCTCTCGGTGGCGTACGTCAAGAACGCCTTTTGGGACGAGGTGGGTATCAACCAGGCACAGGCCACAACGGTCGGCGTGGAGAGGGACTACCCTCGAGGAACACGTGTGCTTTGATTCGAATCCAGTGAAGGAGTGAAGACATGAACGAGTTCCTCGCACAGTACTTCGGTACGAACGCCACCCCGGACATGATCGAAGAGCAGACGAAGCAGGCCGAGGCCGAGACCTTCGTCCAGCTCGCCAAGGAGGCCGGGGTGCCCCTGCACCAGATGACCGACGCGCAGATCGCCGAGCTCTACGAGCACGTCATGGGCAAGACCGCCTCTGACGACGGCGATGAGGACGACGAAGAGGAGAAGAAGCGCAAGGCGGCCGAGGAGTACGCGTCCAAGAAGGAATCCCACGTCAAGTTCGCCGAGGCCACCGAGATGGGTCAGATCATGGCCCACAGCTTCTGGAACGAGCTCGGTGAGATCGAGAAAGAAGCCGGGCGCGGCAGCGAGTTCCTCAACAAGGCCAAGGGCAAGGCCATGCGCATTGGCGGAACTGCGGCAGGCTACGGGGCTGAGGCTCTTTCTGCCCTTACCGGAAGCACCGGACGCAGCAAGGCCAAGCTCCTCAAGGAGCTCAAGGGTCGCACTGGCCACGTTCCGGGCGGCGCGAAGATCGAGAAGAACCTCGCCAAGGAGATCGCGGCCCACAAGGCCCGTTCTCTCAAGGCTCGCCTTGCCGCTGGAGGCGGCGCTGCGGCCCTCGGCGGCACGGGTTACGCTCTCGCCGGTCGCGAGAAGGATTCGGCGGCGGCGCTCAACGAGCTCGCTCTCGAGCTTGCCGTCGAGAAGTGCGCGTCCGCCGGCTGGGATGCTGATGAGGCGTCGACGCGCATCGTTTCCGCCATCAACCTCGATCTCGTCGACGAGGACAACACCAAGATCGCGTATGCGAACGACGTCGACGGCGCCGTCGAGATTCGTTCGTTGGAGCTCATCGAAGCGGCCGGCTACCCGGTCACGTGGGAGTAAGGGCGAGCCCTTAGGAACACCCAATGGCAGCGACAGGAGTAGGCATGGTCAACAACCCGGAAGGCACCGCTCAGGTGGCGCCGACCGCGACCATGTCTCCCCTGCCTGCAGTTCAAGTACCGACCACACCTGCTCCCAAGCTGACGGCTGATCTCAGCAAGAAGCCGGGGAGCGCGCAGGTCGGGGCTCGAACCAACTACTCCCGAGTGAACACCGGTGCCCCGATGGCCTCTGATGCAGGAGAGAGTTCTCAGAAGTCACTTCAGCCGAAGATGGCCGGGGCGTTTTTCAAGTCGCAAAGTGAGGTTCCTATGACACACGCAGCTGCACGTCCGACGCTTCAGCAGATGTTGAAGCACGCGATGGCAGGGGCAACGTCTGCGATCGACTCTGGTCAGATCGCTGCCGCGGCTCGTTCGCAGCTCGAGGTCGGAGGGAACCGGAAGGAGGCGAGCGCGCCTCCGGAGGGCCAGCCGATCTCACGAGAGTACGCGCACAAGCTCGCCTCTGCTGTCGACTACTACGCCGAAGTGACGTTCGGTAAGGTAGCGCAGGACGCACCCACGTCGCCGGGTCACGGACCTGGCGCACTCGACGTCACCGAGTCCATGGATGGCCCGCCCATCAGTGAGGACTCTGGGCAGGCGACGTCGGGCAACCAACCGCCCATGAACCCAGGCACCGGCAAGGTGGCTCCCAATGCCGTCGATGCCGCTACCGCCCTGGACAACGATGCAGACCACCGGCCTGGCGCCGACGCGGAGAAGTCCTGGTCTCCTGACGGGGACAGCACTCGCTTCTCGAAGGTCTCGCAGATCGAGCGCATTCGGAAACTCGCCGCTGGGCGCGTCGTCGATGAGCAGAGGCAGCAGGCCATGGGACGCATCATGGCCACCGCCGAGGAAAAGCTCGATCGAGACCGCGCACGGGCGGGAGAGAAGTCCTACGTCCCCTTTGAGGGCAAGAAGGGTCGCAACGCTCCGAAGCCCTCCGCTGCTCCGAAGCCCTCCGCTCCGAAGCCGTCGGCCGCCCCCAAGGTCAAGCCGTCGGATGTGAGGAAGGGCGTGGGCATCGTCGAGCGTATCCGCAACATGAGCGGACGCAACAAGGCGCTTGCTGGGGCCGCTCTCGGACTCGGTACTCTTGGGGCCGGGTACGGGGCGTACCGGGCTCTTTCGGGCAAAGAGAAGGCCGCGTCTTCGCAGATCGGTCTCATCCGCAAGCTCGCGGAAGACGCGATCAACCCTGCGCACATCACGGCTGCGCACAACGCTCCCGAGCCCCAGACGCTCGAGGCGTCCGACCCCGGGCCGTCCGGGGAGAACAAGGGGATGCTTCCGACCACTCCTGAGGGCGTCGCAGACGCCACCAAGCGGTCGGTCAAGGCCCCCTTCGTGAAGAAGGACATGCCGGACTACGTCGACGAGCCTGCTTTCTCGGCGCCTCACGACAAGGTCTTGCAGAACGCCTTCGCCAAGACGGACGAGTCCGGTGCGAAGATCTCTTCGATCGACGCGACCTCGGCCGCCCGCGCGCTCTTCAACCGACTGGCAGAGGAGGCCTGACATGCAACCCAAGTTCAGCGCAGCCGAAGCCAAGTACATGCTGAAGACCGCTGCCCAGACCATCCGGGCTCTATCGGATGAGAACACTGCCCTTCGTACGAAGGTGGCCAACATGGAGCAGCACGAGCGCTCCACGAAGCTCGCCGAGCAGATGCACGCGAAGGGCATCGATCGTGACGTGCCCGTCGACCGGCTGGCTGACAACCTCGACCAGATGGCCGAACAGGGCAAGTTTGCGGAGTATCAACGCGCCGTGGAGATGGTCGGCCCCGACATGGGTGTCGGCATGGCTCTCCGGGGCGAGGGAACTGAAACAGGGTCGTCTGACCAGCTGACTTCTTGGCTGACCGGTCAGATCGACTGATTGCTCGTGACCTGGAGGATCCAGAATGAGTGTTGCAAAGGTCAATTTCGAGCTGAAGTCGGACCTCATGGCCGTTCAGCGTCGAGACATCCCCGTTGCGGACAAGAACCTCACCAACCCGTACCACGCGGCAGCGTTGTTCGATGGTGAGTGGCTGACGATCAATGCCGCTGGCAAGCTCGTCAGGTCCGCCGACATCACACAGGCTGCAGGCACCGCCGCCGCAGGCGACGCCGTGTACCTGTCCTGCCCGCTCTTCGCCGAGCGCGGCCGCTACGACGTTCGCGCGAACGCCGAGAACAAGATGCCGGTCTTCTGGCTCGCCAACGAGCAGTACGAAGCGCAGACCCGCATCTTCGACGCCGCCCTTGGGGCAGGCATCACCGCTGTCGGTCAGCCTCTCAAGGTGGCCGTCATCGAGCTCACGACCAACGGAGCGACTCGCAAGTACTCGGGACTCATGCGCCACGGCGGGGCCGGCGATGCCGCGCCCGTCTTCGGGTACGTCACCAAGTTGCCGACGAACGGCTGGCTCCGGTTCAAGTCTGGAACCCGCAACTTCTGATGACCGGGACGATCCCAGGGTTTCAGTGAAAGGAGATACAAGATGAGCGTTCCGGCACGTGTCCTCAATGAGATGTTCATGAACAAGATCTCGAGCCCCGAGGGCCGAGAGAAGGCCGCCGAGTACGGTGGGTCCTACGTTCGTGACCGCCTGCGCGAAGTCGCGTACTCGCGCAAGGTGATCCCCCCGCAAAACGTCACCCGCGCCGACTGCCAGCGGTCCGTCAACCATGACACCCTCGTGAAGATCGTGGACATCGAGCCGCAGAGCCGCGCCATGGCGATGACCTTCCGGGGTCAGCCCGAGGCCCGGTTCATCCGTGGTGAGCGTTTCGAAGTCGCCTTCTTCACCATCTCTTCGGAGATGTTCCAGAAGACGGAACAGGAACTGTCCGCCTACGAGATGCCCATCACCAAGATCATCGAAGAGAACTCGGTGAAGGACATCCAGGAGATCGAGGACCGCGAGTTCACGCTTCACATCGAAGCGGCGGTTCAGGCTCTCCAGCAGGAGGCCAATGGCGGCGTCGTCAAGACCCTCGACTCCGTGCAGATCGCTGCCGGCAACGTCGTCGAGTTCTCCGTCCGCAAGGGCGAGCTCGCGCGTCAGGCCGCTGGCGTCCCGAACCAGACGGTTCTTCCGCTTCAGCGGCCCGACCTGGTCAACCTCTTCAAGATGCTCGACGGCAACCGCCTTCGCTCCGACCGCATCTTGCTGACGGAAGTCGACTGGGACGACATCCTGCAGTGGACGGTCGAGGACTTCGGCGACAAGCTCCAGTCCGAGACGACGACCGACGGGTACAAGTACAACTTGCTGCTCGGCCGCGCGTACATCCGCACGATCAAGACGGACATCCTCCGTCCGGGCAACCTGTACGTGTTCACCAAGCCGGACTTCTTCGGGAAGTTCTACATCCTCAACAACACCAAGTTCTACATCGACAAGGTGGCCAACAACATCTTCTGGCAGGCGTGGGAAGACATCGCCATGTGCGCTGCGAACATCGCCTCCGTCCGGAAGATGGAGTTGTACTCTGCCGACGCGACGTCGAACGACGCACAGGGTCTCCTGACCAACTTCGTGCCGGTGGACGAGGACGCGCTCGGTGCGGTCAACAACCGCGTGGACCAGGGCCTGAAGTTCCCGCAGATCGACTCCTTCTGATCAGCGGGCCCACGCGCATAGCGTGGTATCATGGAGAGCGTCGGTGCCGGCAGATGGTGCCGGCGCTCTTTCCATTGGAGGGAAGCTATGGAGCAGTTCTTGTTGGTGAACACATCGCGCGGTCGTCATACACGTACGGCGCGGGCGACCAACCCGACGCACAAGGGGTTGGCGCAAAAGCTCGACAACGGGGTGCGTGTGCTGAGGGGAAGGCCCACGCCCGTCGGGCTCGAGACTCTCAAGAAGATCCTGCCCGACGTGCTCAGGCGAGAGTTGGTCGGCATCCTTGAGGTACGATCGATGGACGGCAGGCGGGTCAGGTTCAAGGAGGACGGCTCGTTCTCTGTCGACCCGGCCCCAAAGCCCCCGCCGATCCCGTTCGCATCTGATGGGGGGATGAAAGTCGACCTCATTGGTAAGGAGCAGATGGAGCACTTCGATGCGAAGAGCATCGGCGAAGAGGCGGACATCACGGGCGACCTCGATCTGCCGAAGCCCGCCATTGCCTCTCGGGAGAAGATCGTCGATGAGGATCTCGACGAGCTCAAGCTGCCACCGGCGCACGGCAGTGATACGATGCCGGCGACGAGTCAGGAAGACGAGGACAGCGCTGAGGCCTTCGAGGCTGAAGCGGAGGAATCCGAGGAGGCCGAAGAGGAAGAGCCCGAACAGCCGGCGGAGCAGGAGAAGCCGGATCCAGCGAGGGCCCGATCCACCAAGCGGCAGTCTCGAAAGGCGCGTAGAAGGAGCAGCTGATGTCGCTAGAAGGAATCCCCGGGATGTCGCGCACGTTCATCATGTTCGTGCACCAAGTTCGGGTGTTCCTTCGCGACTACCCCGAGCTCAATCGGTTGGTGCGGGGCGTCGAGTCGTCGGATCGTCAGATTGCTTGGGCGGTCATGGACGCCGTCGAGGACTTCAACGGCACCCCGCACTTTACCGAGTACACGCTCGAGCAGCTTCTCGCGAAGCACCAGGGGCACCTTCTCACGCGGATGACCGCCATCAACTTGATCGAGTCGGTGGGGCTGCTTCAAACGCGCAACCACATCAACTACAGTGACGGTGGTTTGAACGTCGGCGCCAACGACAAGACGGGTCTTCTGATGAACTGGTTGCAGCTCTTCAAGAACGAAACAGAGCAGAAGAAGACCAGGGCCAAGGTCGGCATGAACATCGAGGACGCCATGGATTCGTACGGAGTGGCGAGCGAGTACTGGGCGACGAATGCCACGTACGCGAGCTATTGACCGGAGCATTCTCGACGAGAACTGAGGCAAGGACATGGCATTCAAGACGCGCAAGTTCAGCAGCATGTTGCACATGGACACGTTCCTGAACGGTGGAATCATCTGCGGAAACAACAAGGCTGTGCAGGGGATCGAGGGGCTCGTCGGCAAGACCCTTACGTTCACCGCCCCCGCCGGCGCTGTTACGTTCGCTGCGGTACCCGGCCGGAACAACCCGAACAAGCTCCTCGTCGAGGACATCCATGCTCAGATCGCGGCCGTGCCTGCCCTGGGGGACGTGGTGGTCTTCGCCGTGGACGGGTGCGTGGCCTTTGGGAGGAGCACGCCAGGGCAAGTTGTCGCGCTTTCCGCTGGGCCGGAGGATTCTCGCCCCTTGCTCGGCCTGTCCAGGAGTGGGGCGGTCAGCGGCGTCGTCCACAACCCACCCACCACCGTTCCGTACGTGTTCTGGATGCATGAGACGAACGGGGCCTGGGTCGTCTGCACCGTGGAGTGATCATGAACGACTTCGAACGAGCGATCGTCGGCGACCTGCCCTTGAGCTTCAAGGCGGACGCCTGGTTCAGTGTCAAGCACGCTGCGATCGGAGACCCGCCAGACACGACCGGGGCCATCGAGGGGCAGTTCCCTGTCCCCGTCGCCCAAGTGCTTGAGGGTCTTGCGGAGATGGTCAAGGCCAAGATGACCATCATGTACGCGTACGCTACGTACTCTCAGACCATCCGTGGGCCTTTCCGCGGCGAGCTCGCGGAGAACTTCCAGGAGTTTGCCGAGGACGACCTCGAGGACCTTGAGTGGTACCTGCGTCGCATGTCGAGTCTCGGTGGAGGGGCCCACCTTCCGCAGATTGATCCTCCGCCGGCGACGACCGACCCGATCGAGGCCATCAAGATCACTCTTCGGCTGGAGCAGGAGACTGTGGCCAAGCTCGCGGCTCTTCGCAACCTCGTCGGGGACAACCCGATGAAGTTCGACCTCGAGGCCTTTATGGCGGAAGAGCAGATGCACGTCGATCGGCTGTGGCAGCTTCTCCCCTACGAGGCGGACCCGGAGGAGATGGCCGAGCAGGACGGGAAGGAGCCGCTTTCCATGGAGCAGAAGGCAGCCTCCATGCGGATGCGGGTCGGGTTCATGAAGCTCGGCGAAGGCATGTCCAGGCGGGAGCTCAAGCGCCTGCAGAAGGAACAGGAGGACATTCATGAGCTCCGAGGGAGTCTGATGGCGTCCTCGAGCCCAGAGACCAAAGCGTATGCTCGGAAGAAGAAGGTCGTTGGGGCGCTGTCAGGAGGGCTGAAAGGCGGCCTACTTGGTACCGGCATTGGGGCGGCCATTGGCTACGGCACCAAGCGCGGTCCTCGCGCCGCGAAGGCGTTGGCGGCACTTGGAGGTCTTGGCGGTGCTGCTGTGGGCGGCACTGCTGGGCACGAGCTCGCCGGCGCTCAGGCTCACAAGACCATCTCCAAGGCGGCGATGATTCGAAACATCAAGCTCGCCTTCGACGACATGGCCCAAGGGGACGACAACCTGGCGGCCTCTGCGGCTCATGGGGACAATCCGCAAGGCGACTCGAGTGAGCGCATCAACCAGCCTCCGATGGTCGACCCGACCAGGTACCTCGAGGGTACCGGCGCTCTTGGGGTCGATCCGGCCCTGTCCGACTACATCGAGAAGGAGCGGGAGGGGCAAGACGCGGAGGAGCGCGCGAGCTCCGACTACTACAAGCAGGTGGCCGACATGGCCACGCAAGAAGCCCAGGCAGCGCAGTCGCAGCTCGGAGAGGCGCAGCAGCAGGCCATGATGGCTCAGCAGCAGGCCGCGGCGCTTCAACAGCAAGTGCAAGACACGCAGCAGCAGGCGCAGGCGGTGCAGCAACAAGCAGTGCAAACGGCCGCCATGGCTCAGTCCACGGCTGCCAACTCCCAAGCGCAGGCCATCAAGGCCATGCAGGACGTGCTGCTCCACAAGCAGCTCGCCGCGAACATGCGCCAAGGTGTCTTGGCAATGAAGGACCAGATTCAATCCGTCCTCATGTCCGACCCCACTGCTGGGGCGGAAGCACAGATTGCGGGCCCCCCTCCCGGCCCGCCTCCCGGGTCTCCTGGCGGGGAAGTTCCCAGCGAAGGGTCCCCTCCCCCTGAGCAGGGTCCGGCAGCCGGTTCCCCTGCGCCCCCGACTGCACCCGCCGGGGGACCCACTTCTTCTGGTCAGCCCCCCGGGCAGGTGCCGGGGCAACAGGGGCAGGCCACTCCGGAGCAGAAGCAGGCATCGGCCGCCAGCAAGATGCTCGAGGTGGCCAAGAAGCGAGCTCCCTACGCCGTACCGGGCGCGCTCCTCGCCGGCGGGCTCACGTACGCCTCCATCAAGGGCGGCGCCACCAAGAAGCTCCAGGAGAAGGTCGACGAGCAGAAGCGCAAGTCGAAGCGGGGTGAGCTCGGCACCAGCGGGGAGTCGGAGCTCGCCCGCGACAAGATGCGGCTCGCCTACTCCGAGTTCGCGGACAAGAACCCGAGGGCGGCGACAGCGACGGGTGCGGCCATCGGGGCCGGTGCGGCGGCGGCGGCGGGTCCCCCTCTCAAAACCATCGGCAAGTTCGTCAAAACCAGGCTGGGTCGGAGGTAGTCATGCTCGACGTGTTCCTGAAGGCTGCGTATGCGCGATCGGAGAAAGAGAAGCAGATCGACAAGGTTGCCTCCCACTCGTCCTTCTTCTCCACCAACATGGGCCGTGGGGGCGGAGGCCCCGACGACTGGCTCGACAAGTTCAAGGGCACGCCTCTTCTGCCGAAGGCGCTCGGTCTGCTTCAGCAGGAGATCCAGCTTGACCAACAGGACATGGCGACGCGCGAGCAGCGCGACGCGGAGATGGAGTCCTCGAGGCAGCTCTGGAAGATGCGAGACGCGGTCTGTCTGCAGAAGCGGATGCTCGACCTCGAGCTCGCCTCGTCCGAGCTTGTTGGCTTCCCTACCGCGCCCCCGCCGGTTGGCATGATGCCAGAGCCACCTCCGGAGGCCGTGGAAGTGGCCGCGGCCCCCGAGGGTATGCCGGAGACGCCGAGTCCCAAAGAGGCAGCCATGCGAATGAAGATGGCCGCTCAGCTGATGCGGATGAAGGAGGCGGCGGGGGTCTTGGGTCTCCCCAAGGCCGTCTTGGGTGGTATGCGCCAGGTTGGCCGATCTGCCTCGAAGGGCTACGGTAAGGAGGGGCTCAAAGGCGCTCTGACCCAAGGCTCCAAGCGGTTCTCGACCATTGCGAAGATGAGCCCGGCTACGGCTGCAGGCATGGTGGCTGTCCCCGCAGCAGCCGTCGGCGCCGCAGGTCTCGGCGCTGGGTACATGGCCGGGCGATGAAGCAGGTCGGCATCACGGTCGTTGACGCGAAGGTCCGCTCACTGGACCTCGACTTCCACGAGCTGTCTTGGAAGATCCGGACGACCATTGCCGACATCTACGACCACACCTTCACCATCCACCGCTCGGAGTCTCCGGAGGGGCCGTGGACCCGCATCACGGAGCCTTTCGAAGACCAGTACATCTTCATCGACACGCAGCTTCAAGTCGCGCACCGGTGGCGGCGGTACTACTACCGCATCCAGGTGACGCGAAAGAGCGATGAGGCCACCGCGGACTTCGGGCCCTTCTCCAACACCCCGGAGCCGGACCTCATCGCCATGGAGATTCGTCGCCACATCCACCTGCTCATGCAAGAGTTCGCTGGCAGGCGGCTGTGGATCTTGCCGGTCCGGACCTTTGGGCAGCGCTGCCCTACCTGTTGGAACCCCAAGCTCAACAAGAGGCGGCAGAGCGGGTGCAGAGACTGCTTCGACACAGGGTTCCTTGGGGGGTACATGCACCCCATCGAGGCGTGGGCGCAGATCGACCCCTCTACGAAGTCGCGTCAGGTGCTCAACGTGCACAAGACGCAGCAGTCGAACACGACCATGAGGATGCCCAACTTCCCTGAGCTCAAGCCTGATGACCTGGTCATCGAAGCAGAGAACAGAAGGTGGCGCGTCGAGACGGTCAGTCAAACGGAGAAGCACCGTGCGGGCCTTCACCAAGAGATAGGCATGCACGAGCTCGAGCCCAAGGACATCGAGTTCTCGGTCCCGCTGCTGATGGACAGAGCGCTTCGGGACGTCTACCTGTCGCCGGCGCGTAACTTCTCCAACCCGCACAACTTTGCGAACTTCGAGTCGGATGAGGTGCCCTCTATCTTCGACTTGTACTCTAGTTGGAGGAGCAGGTGAGCCACAGAGTCACAAGAACGGACCCATGTGAGCAGCACGACCTGTTCAGGGCGTCTCCGATCGAGTTCGTGCGCGAGACGCTCATCGACTTCTTGCAGACGCTCTTCTCCTACCAGCCGAAGGGCAGTTATCACTGGTCCCCCGACGAGGAGACGGACATCGTCATCCAAGACGAAGCCCCCGTGAAGACGGAGGACATCGGCACCCGTCCGGCCATCGCCCTGACGCGAGCTCCGATGCGAATGCAGACGCTCGGACTCGATGACATGGCCAGTTTGGACCTGCGAACTGGGGCGAAGACGAAAGCCGTCGTCGTGCCTGGCACCATGGTCATGAACTGCTGCTCGAGGGTTCCGCTGGAGTCCGAGAGGCTCGCCTTCCACGCCGGCGAGCACATCTGGATCCTTCGGGACGTCCTCCAGAAGTCCGGCTTCTATCAGATCGGGCAGGACATCGGCTACGGCTCACCGTCCCCTGCCGGCGCCATCGTAGCCGGAGACGGGGCGGATGGGTGGTACGCCACGTCCGTCACGCTTCCATTCCAGGTGCAAAGAACCGCCAGGCTCACCCCGCTTGGCGTCATGATGGCCCGTGCCATTCAAGTGCGCATCCTTGGGCTGTCTCGCACTGCCTCCTCCTCCTCCGAGGAGCAGCGCTACTCGCTCGAGCCGGGCGTGTCGTCCAGTGGGGACGCCTACACACCGGCGCCGAGCTCACTTACCGGGCCGGGGGTGGAGCCCTACCCAGACATCCAACGCCGTAACGGTCTCCGGGCCCCGCGCATCAAGGGTCGGCAGCTTCCCATAATCGGGTCCAGCGTGCCAGAATCTTCGGAGCGTGGGCTAGATGGCCCCCTCACGGTGAAAGTGTAATGAAAGGAGCCAGTAATGGCTGACGAACTGAAGCAACCGGGGATCGAAGTACTGCAGGTCTTCGAGGAAGTCACTCCGGCTGTCATCGTTCCCACGCTGGGGGCGTGTCCGATCGGTAAGTGCGTACAGGTCGTGGAAGTTCTGGAGTCCGACGGCGCTGGCGGTCAACAGCTGAACTCGGATGCCGCCGTGGCCGTCCCTGCCTTCTTCGAATCGAAGGCGGCGCAGTCCTGGCCCTTCGCGGACTTCGATGGCAAGACGTTGTACTTCGAGATCAACAACGGCCCTCCCGTCCCGGTGCTGTTCACGGCTTCGGCGAACCTGAGCGCGAAGAAGATCGCGGGCGCCCTCAACGACGCCTTCATTGCCAACAACGTGTACGCCTCGGTGTACGCCGAGGCGGTGCTGACGGACGGCACGACGGACCCCAAGACGTACAAGTTGCGCGTGCGTACTCGCGCCGGGGGCAACCTGCAGAACATCAAGGTCTACGTGACCTCGGTGGCCGATCGCAGCATCCTCACGTCGCTTGGCGTACCGGAGGGCAAGACCTTCACGGGACTTTCGGCGTACGAGCAGTCCCTCGTCAAGGTGCCGACGTTCGCCTTCCCGGACCCCCGGGGCAACCTCGACGACCTGGTGTTCGACAAGGAGACCATCCGCGCCTTCATGTACATGGGCACGGGGCTGAGTCTTCAGGAGGGCTTCCAGAACCAGGCGCTGCTTCGGTATGGGGACACGGCCGGCATCCTCTTCGATTGTACGGACATCAAGGTCATCGATGACGGCAACGGCGATACGCTGTCGCCCATCATCGAACTCACGGGCGAAGATCTGACTGCGGCCAGTGCGGCCATCGTCGCCACCGGCGCCGCCGCCGGTGCCGGTCCGTACGCCTTGACCGGCCTGACCATCGCTCTCGACTTCGGTCAGGGGATGCAGGAGTACACGTTCATCGAAGACCCGGTGGACATGGCAGCCGTTGCGACCTTGCTCGACGACATCTTCGGCGCCGCTGCCGGGGGCAAGTTGTCCTTTGCGGCGGTCGGCGCTCTCCTCGACGAGCTCGAGATAACCACCACGGATACGGGCGCGGATGCGTACCTGCACATCGGGGACTCGACCACGATCGGCACGGCGCACACGATCCTTGGTCTCACCGCGGCGGCGCTCGACAACAAGGTGTATCGCGGCGACAAGCAGGACAGCAGCGGCACGGCCTTGGATACGCAGCCGCACCCCGTCAAGCCGGGTGACGAGCTCTACCTCGATGGCATCTTCGCAGGCACCGTGGTCAAGGTGGACCCGACCGGCACCAGTACCGCGCAGGTGCGTGTGGACCAGCAGCACGCCATCACGGCCACCGGCTACGCCGCGACCTACTACATCGTGGCCAAGAACCTGCCGCCGCCCAACGTTTCGTACGATCGGCCGGATGCGGACGGCATCGTGGACGACAACACGGGGGACGTGACGATCAAGCACTCGCTCGTGCGTCAGACGACCGGGTATGCGACCGACCCCGTCAGCGCGCCCGTGTACGTGCTGTACGAGGCCCTGCGGCGCGACGTCGCTCCTCTCGGGGTGAAGCCGAGCCTCTTGCAGATCGACAACACGAACCAGCTCGAGGCGCTGCTCGAGCCGATCAACCCGGCCAACCCGCTCGCCCTCGGCTTCTACTTTGCCCTTCTCAACGCGTCGGGCAGCCGCGTGTACGGCATGGGTGTCGACGAGTACTCCGACGACGAGCCGTGGGGTACTTCCGACGCCTTCCAGCGCGTTTTTTCCTTCCTCGAGTCGAAGGAAGTCTACGGCATCGCGCCGCTCACCGACGACATCGTCGTCGCACAGCTCGGCAACATCCATGCCTTGAACATGGCTGACCCGGAGATGAAGGGTGAGCGCGTGTGCGTCGTCAGCCTTCCGCGCCCGACCCGTGACGTGGACGTGGTGGTGGCCTCTGGTACTCGGGGCAACTCTGGTAACCAGGCGGCGCCGAACACGCTGTTCTACACGAGCGTCAGTAACCTGTCTGCGTTGCTGCTCGCGAAGGGCATCGATCCTGCCAGCACTATCCCTGTGGATTCCGGCGTCTTCCTCGACATCGAGGACGATGCCGGCATCTATTCGGTCAAGCAGGTCATCGGCGGCGCCGTGCTCGTGCGGCAGACGGCCGGTGAGTTCGCCCCTGGGGAGAACGACGACGGGTTCTACACGGAGACCGGGTACCCCGTCGGCACCCCGTTCATCAACGCGTCGTTCTCCATCAAGGTTCGCGGCGCCGAGCTCGTCGACCTCAACGGAGACCCTGACGCGGACAAGATCGCGAACGCCTACCAGGACATCGGCAAGTCGTTTGGTAGCCGTCGCCTGTGGAACCTCGTCGTCGACAACCTCTACGCTCCGTTCGACGGAGTCGACCAGGTTCTGCCGGGCTTCTACGCTGCGGCGGCGTACGTCGGCCTCATCAGCGGCCAGCCCCCGCAACAGTCGTTCACCAACTTCCCCATCGTCGGCTTCACCCGCATCGACGGAACGAACGATTACTTCGGCACGCGACAGCTCGACCGCATCGCTGCCGGGGGCAACACCATCATCGTGCAGGACCCGCCCGACAACGGGCCGATCTTCCCGCGCATGGCCCTGACGACGGATCTCTCATCGATCGAGACACGCACCGACTCCATCACGAAGGTGCTCGACTTCTCGGCAAAGACCATCCGCGTCGGTCTGCGCAACTTCATCGGCAAGTTCAACATCACGCAGTCGTACCTCGACACGTTGAGCACGGTGCTCCAAGGACTCATCGAGTTCTTGATCAGCAACAACGTGCTGGTGGACGCCGAGATCAACAACCTGATTCAGGACGAGGACACACCGGACACGGTGCTCGTCGACATCACCGTCGACGTCCCGTACCCCTGCAACTACATCCGTGTGCGTTTGATCGTCTGAGGTGGCCGCGCACTCAACCGGAGGCAAGTAAGGAGAGACATTCATGGCAGGCAACTTCAGCGACTGGGCGCCGTACCAACAGTACGTACAAAGCGGGCTGGCGGACGGCGCGTACGCGCACGGTGGCTTCACCATGCTCGCGGCCGGGCCTCCTCGGCTTTCGGACATTGGTGGGACGGTCTCCGTGCAGTCCGCTCTGGCGAGTGGTGGGGCCGCGGCCAACCAACTCGTACTGCCGATGGGCATCGTGCAGAACCTCAACGTCACCCAGACGCGAGCGTTCAGCCGGGTGTTCGAGCTTGGCAGTGAGCGGAGCTACTTCATCTCGGGTCGAACGGTGGGCCAGATCGGCCTGGGGCGCGTCTACTACCATGGCGCGTCCCTGCTTCGACTTCTGTACGCCTACTACCAGGACCTTCTCCCTGGCGGCGGTGTGCTCGTCCGTCCGATGTTCCCGAACCAGGCCGTGCAGAACACGCCGAACCCGCACGACGTGATCATCCCGCCGGGGTACGAGAACATCTACATGAACCTCGCGTCCGATCTGTTCTCGCAACCGATCGGCATGCTCATGTACATCCGCGACTCGAATCTGCGGACGCTCGGCTCGATGTACTTCGAGCATGTCATCGTTCCCAACCACTCCTTCGCTGTCGACGCTCAGGGCGTGATGATTCAGGAGTCGGTCGGCATGCAGTACGAGCGCATCCTGCCGGTTGCGGTGACCGACGTCGCGCTCGTCACCAACTCCACCCCGTACACGGGTGGCTCGGCGCGCACCGGCCAGTTCATCCAAACGGCGGGGTAAGGAGGCGTCATGGCCGACGATATTCCCTACGTCCTGGAGCTCTCACTCAAGCTCCCGCCGGATGAGACCGGAGAGCCGGTCCCGATCATCCTCAACTACGCGGGCAAGGCGGACAGCGTCGTCCGCTACCGTTTGGAGCTGACCGGTTCAGGCACCAAAACGCTCGACTTCGGTACCACGCCGGTTGCGGGGGCGCAGCTGGTTCTCGTGAAAGTGTTCCAAGGGACAGACCCGGTCTTGGTATACGTAAACGGATCTGCTACTCCTGAAGAGATTGCCGTTGGCGGGGGCAAGTTCATCTTGTCTCCTACACCCGTGAATGGCGTCACTTCCATGGTGTTGGAGCACACAGCTGATTCGTCCGTATCCGTATGGGTTCTTGGCTAGGGGGGTGATGTCAATGCTTTTCGCGAGGCACCATGTCGACCGATCTCATCCAAGTAGGAATCACGACGCTCGCATCGGGGGGCATCGCGGCCATCACCGCGTACGTGACCATCGTCTGGAGGCTTTCGCATAGGGTCTCGCAGCTCGAGGAGAAGGTCAACGAGGTCGTCAAGACCGCTGCGGAGCTGAAAGAAGGGCAGAAGAGCGGCGACCAAACGGTTCGAGAGGAGTTCGAGAAGGAGCTCAAGCACCTGAAGACCGATGTGATGGACGCGCGGGACTCTTTGAAGGAGTCCGCGGCCGCTATGGATGAGGCAAAGAAGGAGATCCTTATCAGCGTTTCTGCACTGAGTACGGAACTGTCGAACTTCAAGATCGCCTGTGCGGAGAATAGAGCCAAGCAGGTGACAGAAAAGCGATGGGCGGAGTACACTAGGGAGCAGGCGGCAAAGTGGGAAGACTTCAATCGGATACTCGGGAAGCTGGAAGGGCACCTGTCCAAGATGGGGTCGACCAAGACAAGCAGCCCGAACTTGCGCGCTGCGGATCTTGCTCGAGGTACCAGAAGGTAGACGAGGAACTCCGCGCCTACCTTGCCAGCGAGAGTGAGTTGGACGCCATCACGGGTATCCACGAGGCCCCCGAGCTGCCCGCGGAAGACTTCGAAGAAGAAGAGCCCGGCACCGTCACTTCAGCCATCGACGCTCTCAACAAGGCCCAGGACAAGGCCTATGACAAGATCCATCAGTTGTGTGCTAGCCTGGACGCGCTATGGGAAGGCTGAAGACAGCAGGTAGGGTCCGCAACGTTCAGTTTGTGCGTGCGGGAGGGATGGCGGGCCAGATGGGCCGTGACCTCGCGCGGGAGGCGATGAAGGTCGCCTTCATCCACGCCGGGATGGACAAGGAGGCGCTGCTTGCCGCCGGGGCCGGTCAAAAGGTCCTGAACTTCGGCAGGAAGCTCCTCGGCAAGGCCAAGTCGGCGCCGAGGTCGGCTCCTTCCATTCCCAAGGCCGTGCCCTACTCGACCCCGAAGCCGCAGCAGTGGGCGCATGTACCTGCTGACGCGCCGAGGATGACCGGGGGAGCGACAACGACCATGGTAGCCCCTCCGAGCGGGGGGCAGACCATGTTCCAAGCCCCCGCCCAATGGCCGCAGCCACAGCAAAGGGGCCGAGCTCCGAGGTCCATGTCTCAGGACCCGACGTTGTCCCAGCTTGTGGCACCTGAAGCTCGATGGAATCCTGCAACGGCGCAACGGGCCACGCCGAGGTCAAGTGGCCGTGGCCGAGAGGGACTGCGAAGGCCTGAGAGTGTTCCGTGGGGCGGTGAGTCCCCTCCGGCACGTGCATCGGGGGGACAAGTCAAGAAGCCGGCCTCTCGCTCGCAGTTGCGCAGACCTGAGAGCGTGACGTTCGACACGCCTGCACCGGCTGGGCAGGTCAGGCCCTCGCCTTCGGCTTCGGCCCCGCCGCCGCCTTCTACCCGTAGGCGGGGATCGGTTGAGGCGCCGGCCACTAAGCGGTCGCCAGGCCAGCCTTCTGGGAAGGTACGTCGGGCGGGTACGGCCGGCGGGTCCCCGTACCGGCAACAGGGGGGCGTGCCCGCAACGCAGCCGCAGCCTACGGCCCCCGCTACCGTGCCGCAGCAGCCTCAGGTGTCACCGCCCGTCCCGGGCCCCCGGCTCGCGCCGCCGACAGGCACTGTGGCCCCGCCCCCGACCCAGCGCGCGTCGGCTACGTCTGCTGGTGCTGTGCAGCCTTCTGCCGCCGGCGCGTTGCCAGCGCTCAGGACCCCCGCATCTCAACCTCTCCCTCGTTTCGGCGAGGGCGATGCAGTCATCGGCGGCAAGGCTACGACGGTCGGCGGGGCACCGGTTCCCGCCGCCACCCCGACCCCCATTCAGGCGCCGGTTGCCGCCCCGGAGGCCGCGCCAGGTCTCTGGCAAAAGGCGAAGCCGTACGTCATTGGAGGCGGAGCTCTTGGAGCTCTCGGCATCTACGGAGCGGGGTCCACCATGTCCTCGCTCGCCAACACAGGCCTCCAGGCCCTTGGCGGGCATCCGGGCATGTACCCCGCACAGGTGGGGGCGGCGTTGCCGGCGGAACCTAGCCAATACGGCTACGTTGGCGGCCCGATGCTGATGTAGCGAACTGCTTCAGGTACGAAGTGAAGCTCTTGTTGAAAAGCGCCTGGGGGCGCGCTTTCCGTATCGTTCTCACCGCGTCTTGAGGCGGCATCTTGTGCTTCTTGCTGTGGATGAGGGCAAGAGCGGAGATGAGCCCAGAGCGATTCAGGCCGGCGACGCATGTCACGAGGACATCCCTGCCCTCGTCCAACTCTTTGGCGACCTCCTTGCCGGCCACGAGGGCGAGCATCTTCTCCTCGTCCGTGATGTCGGAATCGGAGTAGTCGTTCAGGGGCACCCGGATCGTCTTGATGCCCCCGACGTCGGGTTGGTACTCGTTGGCCGACAGAACGAGCACGTCAAAGACCCCACGTACCCACGCCATGTCGTCTTTGGCCGGCTTCGACCCCTGGTAGAGGTGGTCAACGATTCTGCTTGCGTCCATCATCTTCTCGCAGCCACCAGTACGGGGGCAAGTTGTGTTCGGGTTCTGCGGAGGGCCTGGGGGGCATGGGCGCCAGCTTCCTCACGACGTTGCGGAGGATCCTCTTTTGATCCCGAACCTGTTCTTGGGGCTTCACGGGAGTAGTAGCGTACACGGTGGCGGCGATGTCGAGGAGGCGCCGTTCGTCGTCAGTCAGCGCGTCGTAGGTGCGGGCTCCGGATGCAAGGTCAGAGAGGACCTGCATCGTGTCTTGGCTGTACAGTTCCGGCCTCTCCCTCGAGTCGAAGTACAACACCCCAGCTTCCCCCGCCAAGAGCTGCTGGAAGAGCCCTTTTCTTGTTCCAGTCGCTCGCTCGTCCGGCAGGAAGGTCGCGGGGTTGGGAAGTTCTGGGAGCGCGGGCATCTTCGGGCCCATGGCCTGCAGAGCTGACTCGACAAAGTCGTTGAAAGGCATGGGCCTTTTGGGCTTGGGCTCGCTCATGGATGATCCTGTCGCCGTTCTGCAGAAGGAAGTCTACCACGATGGCCGAGATCATCAGCGACCGCACCCGAGACTTGAACTCTAGGTTGTACGGTACCCCGTACTTGAGCGAGAGCAGGCCGCCGTACATGTCCAGCAAGCGAACCTGCTCTTTCGTCAACCGAAGGTCGGGTCGGAGCAGCCTCATGCCACCAGCAAGATAGGGTCCATGCGGGTAGGGACGGTCAGGTCACGCGTCTCGTCGCTGAGCATCCATTCCTCGCTCATCCAGAAGTGGCCCGCGAGCTCGTCGCTGAGCCCGCCAAGGCCCCAAGAGTTGCGGATGAGGAACTCGTACTTGCCGTCCGCGCGCCGACGGTAGCCGACGATGATCATCGCGTGCCGGCCAACGGAGCTCTTCGGCAAAGCAAGTGCGTCGTCTCCGTTGTGCTGCCTGCGGAAGTAGTACTGTAGGGCCTCGTCGACGGCCGTAGCGAACGGGATCGGATGGTTGTTCCGGATCGCGTGTACGATCTCCTCGATGCGCGAGCTGCGACTGGACGCGACGTGGTAGTACTCCTTGATCTTGTTGTCGTAGCCGTACTGGTAGCAGCGCGTGTTCGGCTGCGTGAAGACCTTGCCGATCAGGTACGGCCAGGCGCCCTTCTTCCCGCCGAGGTCGGCCGGGTCCTCCGGGCAGACGCCGTGCTTGCGCAGCGCGTCCGCGGCGGCGCGCATGTACGTGCCCTTGTCCCAGTTGGTTTCCTTGTGCTCGGCACGCGCGTTCCAATAGATGAACAGGCGGCTGAGCTGCACCACTTTCTTGCCCTCGATGCCGAGAAGGATCTCGAGCGCGTCGGCCCATGCGTTGGCGACGCAGGAGCCCAGCGCGCCCTGGTTGGACACGGGCGTGAACTCCTTGATGACGTGCTCGTCCGCGTTGTCCCAGGAGAACTGCCCGGCCTTGATGGCCTTCTCCATGGCGTACTCGAGGTCTTTCATGCTGGGCGGGTTGTCCCGGCACGTGAACTTGACTTGGTCAGGGTGGAACCCGAGGTCATGAACGATGGCGGGCATCACTGGTCCCCTTCGTTGGAGTACGTGCAGTCATCGATCTGCTCGCACGTCGTGAGCTCGGCGACGCAGCGGGGGTTGAGCATGATGGTGCCCTGTTCATGCGTCTCCTTGCAGAACACGTTGTAGGGGGTGCCGCCGGGCGTGAACGCCTCCTCGCACCCTTTCGCCTTCAGGTTCTCGAACGCCGGGTCGCAGAACTCTGTGTCGTCGACCTCCGGCGTCGGTCGGGGCCCGGGGCCTTTGGGGCCGCACGCCGTGACCAGCAGAGCCCCCATCAGCGCGCCCAGTAGAAGCCTCTTCTTCATCTATTCCTCCTGTGGTACGACTGTCGGAAGAACCTACCACAAGGAGATAGAAGATGCGATACATCCTTCACCCCATGCTTTCTGACTGGGAAGACCCCATCAAGAGCGGCGGAGACATGCGTTCGTGGTTCTTCTTCTACAAGTGGCGGGCGGGGGTTACCTCCATCAAAGCGGACGATGCGTACAACGACCACGTCCAAAAGGGGGACCACTTGGTCTTCTGCATGGACGGTGCAATCATCGCTGTCGCGAAGGTGCTCAACGTCGAGTACTGCATCACGTGGGGCCGCAACGAGGTGTACTTCGACTCGGACACCATGTTGATCCCAGCGTGCTTCGAAAACATGGGCATGCTTGGGTACAGCGCAGAGTCGAGCGAGGGAAGGCACATGGACGACGTCATGGAGAGCGCGGTACCCTTGAGCGATATCCCGGAAGGAGCGGAACCGGAATGGCTCAAGAACAACTTCCTCATGAAAAGACCCCGGTAACCCGGCAGCAGATGGCGGACGCCATGTACACGGCGTGGGTCCGCTACTTCGGAACGACCCCCTCGAAACCTACCATCCAGGTGCTCATGGCTCAGTGGGCTCTCGAGACGGGCGAGGGCAAGTCGATGCACAACTTCAATGTGGGCAACGTCAAGAGCCGCGAGGGCGACGGGCACAACTTCACCTACTTCGCCTGTTGGGAGAGGCTGTCGAAGGCGAGCGCCGAGGCAATGCAGGCCGCCGACCCGAAGCGCGTGAAGATCACCAGGTACTACCCTGACGGTAAGTGCAAGGTGTGGTTCTACCCGGAGCACCCGGCCTGCCGCTTCCGCGCCTTCAAGACGCTCGAGCGAGGGCTGATCGACCACCTCGCCATCTTGAGCAACCACAAGGCCTTCAAGAAGGCGTGGCCGGCCGTGCGCGCCGGTGACCCCAAGCTGTACGCCAAGCTGCTCAAGGAGGCCCGCTACTACACGGCCCCGCTACACGACTACACCAAAGGCGTGATGTTCTGGTTCCAGGTCTACAACAGCATCGAGCTGCCCGAGGCCCCCATGATGTCGAAAGAGGAGCAAGAGCAGATCAAGGGGTGGATCTCTCGCAGCCTGCAAAGAGTCTCTTCTGCTGGCAGAACAGAAGAGGAATAGGCTGGACACAGGTAGGCCACTGAAGTAGAAGAATAGAACGCCCAAAGGCCGATAACTCATGCGAAAAGCAGCTGCAACGAAGGTGCTCAAGCAGTACTTCATCCGTCCAGGTGACAAGCTCTGGGCAACTATCGTCGCCATCGTCCGAAGGGACGTGAAGAAGGACGACAGAACGCGCAGCTACATCAACGTGGAGCTCACGGTCGGGCAGAAGAAACTTGCTATTCCGCACAGGTACGTCAGTGAGATCGGAGAGGCGCTGATTCGTGCGGGTACCGAGTGCAAGGCCTATCTGAAAGGAAAGAAAGATGGCGTACACAAAGCTGACCGCGAGGCGCTGGATTCAACTGCTGAAGGACAAGGCGTACAAGAGCGCGAGCTCTGCGAAGAAGGGCATCGGTCGGATTGACTGGCCTCCCGAGGCCAAGAAGCTCGGGCGCGACATCATCGACGCGTACTACGTTGGGAAGAAGATCACCGAGGCCGACATCAAGGCCCTCGAGAAGCTCGTCCCCGATGTGGAGGAGGAAGAGCCGAAGCCGCGTCCGAAGCCGCAACGGGTGAGCAAGTCGAACGGCCGGTCGCACCCTACCCCGGCTCGCACGCCCGTGACCGCCCCCATGTTCGACGCGCCGAAGGGCCTCGTCGAGATGCACGAGCTCAAGCTGGCCGCCGAGGTCGTGGGCAAGCTCACCACGACGTACGGCGAGATCTTTGAGTTGTGCGAGGGCGCGCAGGAGAAGGGCCTTGATGGCTCTTACGCTGCGGCTGTCGTTGAGAGCATCCCTGCTCTCATCACCACCGCCGACAGGCTCCGCGACAGGGCGTTGCGGGCATCGGAGAAGTTCGTGGACAAGTCGTTTCTCGAGAAGGTCGAAGAGACTTTCGAGAAGGTCACCGAAGAGCAGCAGCAGCTGTTCGATAAGGCGAAGCCCAAGGACCCGTTCAAGCCGGGCGCAACGAACTGAGCAGGCCCGTCTCCCCCTTCGATTCGATGATGCGGGCCAGTGTCCTCCGACTATTGCCGCAAGGAAGGATGTCGCAGGTCCAGCTGACGGCCCCGTCGTCCGACTCGAACGAGGCGAGCACTCGCCCCGGTTCTTGCCACAACACCAGCACGGCGCACGGGCGCACCTTCTGTGCAGCGTCTCGAAGGAAGGTCTGTCGGATGTCCGGATTGTCCGGCAGCGGCACCATCACCAGGTCATCGATGATGCCCTTGCCGTCGTCCGTCTTGACCGCTTGGCCAGCCCAAAGAAAGGCGATTGCGGGGACTCTTCCTTTGATCTTCCACACGTCGTAGATCTTGTGGACGGCGGATCTTGCGCGCCGAAGAAGAATCTTGTGTACTATCTTCTCTGGTTTTCTCACGGAGGAAGTATGGACCTGCGCGGACAGAAGTTGCAAGGACTCAGAAGGCGCATGGGTGCGTGGAGAAGCAGGCTTCGTGCCGCCACCGGCGCGTACGCTGTCGACTTTCCCAACAGGTCGGATGGATCTTTCGACGTGGTCATCAAGTGGAGGACCAGACAGGGGGAGCTCGGGCACTACGCACGCACCTTCGACGAGGGCACCGTCTTCCCCCCAGGCGGTGCCGTTCCCATGCACAAGCCCTGCGACTACGTGCGGCAGATCATCAAAGCCGTGCTCGACTTGCGGGGCGTCACCTGAGGCTGGTAGGTAAAAAGAATGCCGGACATCACGCTGTCGCAACAGGAGTACGAGGATCTGGTGACCCTCGCGAAGAGGACCCTGAACACGCCGGAGCTGCGCGCTTTCGAGTCGAGCATGGCTGTGATCGAGCGCCGCAATGGCGTCGAGGTCAGCCTGTTGGCGCTCAGGTGGACCGAGGCGGGGGCGCCCAACCCACCGCACTACACGTTCCCTCAGTCGTGGCCCCCTGAGCAGGAGGCCGTGATGCGCAAGGTCGGCGGCCCCATCACCCGCGAGGAGGTCGAGGCCGAGCTCGAGGCGCGGGCCAAGGTGCCGGTCACCGTTCTCGTTTCCCCTGACCCCGGCGCCGAGCTCGGATGGACGACGCTCGACGACTTCTTCAAAGTTGGGCCATGACAGAGAAGTACATCAAAGTCGAGGTAACCTCGACGCTCGGAGCTTCCTACGTGTTCCCGGACATGCCCTTCGGTCAGCTCAAGCTCTTCATGGAGAACATGGCGGGCGCGTCCGACACGCTCGTTTTGGCCAACTTGAGCGGGGCAACCATGACGATCCCCAAAAGGATCATCGCTACTTTGAAAGTGAACGGCAAGACGGTATGGACACGCCAGACCCCAAGATCCGGTGCATGAACTGCGGAGAGATGACCCTTCCCAAAGACGGGGACCTGTACCTGGGGGTGTTCGTGTGCCCCATGTGCAAGGGGGTCGCTGAGATTCTGCGCAAGCGGGCGCGCAAGGAGCTCAAGCACCTGCTCACCTTGCTGGACGAGACCATTCGACTTGCGCTCGTGGAGGGCCGGCTCAAGCTGGGAGAGCAGGACCCCCAGGGGGACAAGCGCAAGGTGCTGATGACCATCGTCGATCTGTTGGAGGCGAAGAATGGTACAGGAATCGAAGGGCGGAGCTTTCACGGGGCCGGACGACGTTCAGTACAAGGCGAAGTGCCAGAACTCTAATTGCGAGTGGACCAAGATCTTGTGGCGCACTTCCGGCATCGGCTGGAAGGTGGGCGACATGCTTCCTCCCAACCCTGAGAAGCCGGAGGAGACGCGATGTGTGAAGTGCGGAACGTACAGCCTGATGATCATCGAGGTCCCACAATCTCAGCCGATCCAGGGGCCGAAGGGCTTCTGGTGTTTGCCGACCACCTGACGCTTGAGGTGCCGGGCATCGCCGGCATTGCCGGGTTGGTAGAGGAGCTCGAGGAGACGGGCACCGACGTCGTCTTCAAGAACGTCAGGCTTACCCACGCCGCGCACATGAAGGCCATCAATGGCATCACCTTCATGCAACTGTTCTCGTTCTTCACTGTCCGGCGCGGAGACCAGGTCGTCGGGTCCCACCGCGAACTGCGGGTAATCGGTGGGGGTCTGCCCCCGGTCTACAAGGTCCCCTTCGTCTACCCCCGCGTTCTATTCAGAAAGAAGTTGACCTGAGCAAAAGAGCCAGGTAGGTCTTGGCGTACAACAGGCGTACAACACCATGGCAAGAAAAGACCCACGACCTGAGCTCTCCCCAAACGCCCCGATCCCCGAGCCGACGGGCGAAACGGTGGAGATGCCGAACAACCCACCCTACGTTGACCCGCGTCTGCTGCACCCAAAGGCGCGGGCGTATCAAGAGCAACTGCAGAAAGCTCGAGGAGGCGAGCAGGTAGGCGTCACGCCGAAGCCGCCCATCCCGCGTCTCGACCAGTACGACGAGAGCGCCAACAAGGGCCGCACCATGGCCCAGTCCGCTATGGGCGGCGACACGCAGACTGTGGTCGACATCTACCCGACCGACATCTTGCACGAAGACGCGAGGCGCGACCCCAAGTTCATTCAGGGGCAGGGCGACATGTTGGCGATGAACCAGCCATCGCTGGCGCTCAAGTACGGCATCATGCGCAAGGGGGAGTACGTGCCCGGCACATCCCTCGTGCGGCGTCCGGAGGGCCAGCTCAAGCAGCTGCGTCCGGAGACAGTTGAGGGCTTGGAGAGATTGCAGCGCGAGCAGCAGGAGCAACAGCAGGCAGCCCGCGCCGCGGCTCAGCATGGTGAGCAAGTCGTCAAGGACATGGAAGGGCAGGTGGCCGAATCCCAGGCCAGTAACGCCGCCGGCGGCGCCGCGGCCCGGTTGGGAGGTCGGCCCATCGAAGGGGAGAAGGCTCCGACGGAGGAGGACGAGCGCAAGCTCAAGGAGGGCGACCTCGATCACCTCGACACGCTCGACTTCGGAACCATTCGGCAGATGATGGTCCGCAACCTGCTCAACAACGAGAAGCAGCGCGAGATCGTCGAGGGCCGGATCAAAGACGAGATCCGCATCAGCGACATGCTGATCAACGGCTACGCCAAGCAGCGGGTTCCCATCATCCCGGGGGAGTTCGAGCCGACCTTCATGACCGTGGGCGGCGACATCGAGCTCGAGCTCAAGGCCATGCTCTCGGAGGAGGCACGCACCTACGAGTACACGGAGCAGTACTTCCTCGACAAGTACTCCCTGATGGCTCTGGCGGCGGGGTTGCACTCCATCAACGGGGAGAAGCTGCCGAGCCACATCAACAATGACGGGGACCTCGACCGGGAACTGTTCTGGAAGAAGTTCAAGAAGGTCGCCAAACTCCCGCTGCCCATGCTGGCTAGCCTTGGAACGCACTACTTCTGGTTCGACGTCAGGTGTCGCCGGAAGTTCGTAGCTGGAGAACTGGGAAATGGCTGAGGACTCCCGAAGGGTGGACCAGGGCCAAGCTCCTGCTCCACACGATACGCAGACCGCCCAGCATTGGGTCAGTTCGGGAGTCCATACTTCGTCTGCTTCTTCAACGACTGGAGGAGATCGAGCATTACCGGTTCACCGCGATGTTCACGGCGATACTCGACTCGGAGGAGAAGAAGAAAGCGATAGAGGCCTACGAGGCCTACTTCAAAACGGCGTTCCCGTACATTGAGACGGACGAGAGGCGCACCGATGAGAAGCTCATCGACTTCCTGCGCAAAGAGGTCGAACGCGGGCCGCTCGAGATCAAGCCGCTCGACATGGGGGTGCGCAGCCGCATGGCCAGTCGCAAACGGCGGGCCGACCCGGAGCTTCTCAAGCGCTCCGGCAAGATCTTGAAGAAGATCGGAAGGACGCTGGAATGAGCAAGGAAGAAGTCTACGTTTGCCCGCAGTGCAACAGCCCGGCTCTCGACGTTCCGCAGCTCGTTGGGTCGCGCGCTCAGTGCCGCAAGTGCGGGTGGAAGGGCCCCGTGCAGGACTTGGTTGGGGTGGCCATGGACATCCAAGGAGGACTTGGGGGCGACTCGCAGGAGGAGCTGACGCGCCAGTACATGACCGACGTGCGCAACACCATCGCCAAGGACTGCGCGCTTCCGATCGGCCGCCTTCTGGTCAAGTACGGGTTCGTCGACTCCGAGAACATAGACAAGAAGGTCATGGCCGCCTACTTGGTCGCCGTCGCCCGTGCGGTAGCGGTGACGCTGCTGGAGACCAGGGACAAGATCGAGACGGAGGGCATCAATGCAGTCGTCAACTGACCAAGACAGGCCGTACTTCGCGCCCGCGCCGGTGCGCAAGGCGGACGAAGAGTCCCTGTTCTGCTTCCTCAACCCCGAGAGGGAGTGCGACTCGACGTGCATGGCGTTCAACATAAACGTCCCCAACCAGCCGGAGTACCGGGGCTCCTGGGCGCAATGCAAGCTGCTCATCAGCGCACATCAGATCGCCAAGCACATGACCATCGTGGCGCAGCAGGCGAAGAACCACGTCGACGATTCTCGCAGGAAGGCAGGTGCCCCATGACCCCGGTAACCCTTCAGGTGCAGGTCATGAAGATCGTCGAGGAGCTCGACATCTCTACGGGCATCACCGAGCGGTTCTTGCTCGTCAACTTCCTCGGGCAGGAGGCGAGGTTCAAGGCCAACGACGGCGTCATCGAAGCAGTCATGGCGCGGTCGGTTGCTGGTGCCTCTCAGCCCGCTGCGCCCCCCGAACCGGGCAGGCCCTCAGAGTTCGAGGACTGGGCAGCCGAACCCCCGGGCCCCCCGCCGGCGCCGAAGAGCTTGCACGAGGCCTTCGACGGGCCCCCTCGGCCCCCGCCCCGCCCTAGGACCATTCAGGCAGATGCGCGCGGCAACCCCATCGTCCTCCCTGAGCACCGCGTCGATGGAAGTGGCGGCGTCATGGAGCGCGATGACGAGGAAGGTACAGCGTCGATATGATCGTCTTGTGCTCCAGGTGCGGCGCCGTGTTTCGGGTCATGGGGGATCCGGACACGGTTGCCAACTTGGTCGGGCGGAACACCGAGTACTGGCCGAACGGGTACAAGTGCGCGCTGTGCGGGGGCACGTGCGCGGCCACGGAAGGGGCCAGCCGAGAAGTGCTGTCGATGGCCACCAAACGCTTCGAGCTCGAGCCGCAGGAGGCCCTCATGGGGCTCGTGGCCGGCCTTGGCCTGCCGGAGGAGCGCGAGCTCGGCGATGTGAAGGGTGCCCTCGAGGGCAAGACGATTGACTCTGTTCACGGCTACATGATGGGCGGGCGCTTCGTGATTGAGCACTTGGACGTTGCGGGTCTTCGCCTCTTCCTTGCCGGCTCTGCGACTGGCGCCCTCGTGTACCGCGTCAAGGACCTGAAGAAGTTCGAGTTCACGGAGAAGGCCGATGGCGGATGACAGGCTCGTGCTGGAGTACAAGCGCAAGATCAGCGAGGGCGGCAAGTGCTCGGGGCGCGTCGTCAGGTACGAGAACGACGAACCCTCCTCTACCTTGTTCGCCGACGTGTCCTTCAAGGAGATGCTCGAGGTCTTCGCTTGGGAGGTGCAGCGCCGCCCTGACCTTCCCCTCTTCTACAAACGCATCGACCACCTCGGGTTCGAAGAACAACCATGGGACCCCGCGCATGTGTCCGCGTTTCGCGGCGACAGTGCCAAGGTCATCGAAGAACTGAGCACCCCTCGGGTGTACGGAAAGGAACTGAAGAATGGCTGACCCTACCAGCATCAAGCCCCTCGGGGTTCGCACGCCTCCCGGCCAGCAGGACGCGCGAGAGCAGTACCACGAGCAGACCATGCGGCAGATGGGCAAGCCCAAGACCGTCGTGTCGATTCAGAAGATGGACACCTACGTGATCCAGTTCTTCGACGCCAAGGGAGAGGCGCACACGGCGCTGCTGCATCACACCGGCGACCAGCTGCTCATGCACAAGGCCGACGAAGCCTGGGCCAAGGACCTGCGCACCGTCATGCCGTGGGTCGAGGAGCAGGCCAAGAAGCTCGTGCCGGCGTTCGCCGCCAACGACATCAAGGCGGATACCGGCGTCGACATCATGGAGGAGGACGATGGAGGCAACTGACCCCAGGGTGGCCGTCGTCGAGAAGGACGGAAAGGCCGTCAAGTTCCGCCTCCTCAGTGACTGGATCTACGTGCGCATTCACGAGCCCAAGAAGCAGAAGGGCAGCGTCATCCTGCCTGACACCGTGGCTCCGGATCTGCATGTCGGAACTGTGCTGGCCCGCGGTCCTGGCAAGGACGCATCCAACGGCTCTCGCATCCCTGTAGGGGTGGAGCCGGGGGAGGTCGTTGCCTTCCATCGGTGGAACGTCGAGCACCGACATGGCCAAGCCATCAGCCAGTATCTGGAAGAGGGTGCCGGGCTCATTCGTGGCGATGACGTGCTCGTCGTCTTCCCGCCGGGCTCCGAGCCGGAGATCTGGTGATGGACCTCGTGGTCGAAGCCGGTCCCAACACGTGGCAGATCGCGTACACGTGGCTGCCAACGTGGATTGGGATGAACAAGGCGCTCATGATGGAGCTCCAGCGCCACCTTCGAGACAAGTTCGAGGACATCCGGCCGGGCAAGCCGGGTCTGCAGGAAGAGCTCAACAACGAGGTCGCCAGCTGGCTTCAGGGCAAGTTCCCGAACATCGAGGGCCTCGAGGCGCACCTTCTCCACTTGATGTGGGTGAAGCCAAAGGACTGGTGATGAAAGAAGGGCGCATTCACATTCGATGTGACGAGAAGTTGGCGAACCAGATGCGCAAGTACGCCAAGAAGAAGCGCACCACCCTGTCCGCTATCATAGAAGAGCACTTCCGGTTCCTGCTGGAGCTCGAGAAGGTCTCCAATGGGTTGCGAAAGGGAGAGCAAGGGGTAGCCCAACATGCGGTATCGAAAAGAAGCAGATAAGGTCGAGGTCCCCCCGGGCGCCGGCACGGCCGGGTTCTTGGAGACCATCAAGCAGCTGCTCGAGCTCCGCGGCATCGACAACATTCACATCAGCGCGAAGGGCCTGGTGGAGTGGGAGCGTTGGGTGCCCAAGGACGGTCCGGAGGTTGAGCCGTTCGGCATCGACCTGTCCACGTTCACTCCGCACGACGCCATGCGCCGGGGCCTGATGAAGGAGATCGTCTTCGTCCCGGAGGAGAACGCTGCGGAGACCATCTGCAAGTGCTTCGTGGCCGCTCGGGTTGATGGGGTCGTGCCTATCTGCTTCGCCACTGGGCCCAACACCCTCTTGTGGAAGTGGTTTGCACGAAAGACCGCGGTCGTTGCCTCCCTTCCTCAGGACGAGTTCTTTGGCTTGCCGCTGCGCCGAGACTCGGGAGTTCCCAACGAGGCGCTCGTCATGTTCGCGGGCTACGAGCGCACAGCGCAGCTCGTCGACTCCACCCACGTCTACAAGATCCCTCTGGTGCTTCAATGAGACACAAGATCGCGGCCATCATCGCCAAGTCCGGCATCATCCCGGAGGAGACCCTTCGCCAGTACCAGAAGTGGGGTCTGCTGCCGGATGCCAAAAAGATTCCTCCTCCGAAGACGGCCGAGGAGTTCGTCACGCGGGTGCAGCGCGCGCTCGAGGAAGACAACATCGCCCTCGTCAAGGAGACGGACCTGGACATCGTCCCTCAGTATGTGAGGACGCAGGCCGTCGGCAGCTTGTACGTTGCGCACAACGAAGGGGAGATGCAGAAGGGGTTCGAGGTCGTCTTCGGTCGGACGCTCACCGGCGAGTTCATCTTGCCGTGGGGAGGGGACGACATCTCGGACCTGCTGACGAACGGTGTGACGCACCTGACCTTTGCAGTAGCGAACTCGTCGAGCAGGGGCGAGCCACTTCGCCTGCTCAGCACCGTCTACTTCGACGAGGTGCGGGAGGTCTACTTTGGTGACCGGAAGGTGTTCATCGTCTGCCGGGGCAGGAAGGAGGAGTAGATGGCGAACGTTCTCGTAGGGGCGCTGGCACAGCGCGGGTTCGAGACGGTGGACGTCAAGTCCTCCCCGAACCGCGTCTACTTGCTTGGCAGGTGTCGGAGCAACATCCGGAACATGATGTCCGCGGTGCACAACATCTACTTGGCCGCGAACAACCAACCGTGGAGCGCGGACTTCTCCAAGTCCTTCCTGCTCAAGGGCGGCAACCTTGTGCATGCCTACCGCTTCATCTTCCAGAGCAAAGAGCCGATCGAGAAGTACCTGCCGATCATCTTGGCGGCCATCGCTAACGCCCCGGAGGTGGGCGTCACTGAAAGTGCAGGCAGCATGCCGCTGCACGGTGCCAGTGCGAATCGTAACGCCCCCGTCGAGTTCGGCGGCAAGGGGGCTGTGCCCTCGGGCAAGTTCATTCCCAAAGCCGCCATGGGCCGCATGGGAGGGTGAGATGTCCGTCGTAGAGAAGAAGTACCAGGAGCAGGTAGAGGAAGTGCAGCTCACCCCGCAGGAGCTGCAAGCCGTGCAGGAGCGCATCAAGGGGATGCGCGAGCTCACCAAGGACAAGACGCCCCGGGCGAAGTACAAGATCGAGATCCGCTTCTTCCGCAAGCGAACCTCCCGCGCCGCTACTCCCGGCTTCATGTCTTGGTGGCTCAGCGGCAAGAAGCTGCACGGCGGAGGCGACGAAAAGATGTACGTCTGCCCGAACTGCAACAGCTTCATCCTTGAGGACGGCAACGTCTCGTCCGTGCACTACTGCCATGGGTGCGGGCAGAGTTACGAGGCCGAGAAGGCGATCGGCGAGATCTACTTCAATCTCACGATGCAGAAGTGGGCCGAGGTCATCAACATGTGGTTCCACAAGCTCGGCGGGGACTGCGACATCTACCTCAAGCACAGTCCGGACGACATCCGAGCGCACTGCGAACGTGAGATGCTTCGCAAGGCCGGGGGCGACGTGCTCAACAAGATGCGCTCCGCGCGCGGCCTGTACATCTACCCTTTGGCGAACATCATCAAGGACCTTGGGGCCGGGGCCGACCCAGTCAAACGGTTCAAGGCCTTTCTGACGGCGTGAGGGGACCATGAACGACTACGAGAAGCTGGCCTACAAGCGCATCGTCATCAAGAACATCGCAATCTTCCTCGACAGGGCCGAGACCATGCACGAGGAGGACTTCCTTCCTTCGAGCAAGTCCGAGGTTCCTCAGGAGGTCTTGGAGGAGATGAAGGCGGAGTTCGACGCGTTTGCCGTCGAGCTCGAGCAGCAGCTCAGCTGTTACCAACTGGTGAGGATAGAGGATGACCAACCGAAAGAACGGAAGTCGAAAGCCGCCCCAAAACGCAATGCCCCGAAGGCCCGGAAAGCCTCAGCCAAGCCTGGAGGAAAGGGTAAGGCAACTCGAGCAGCTCGTCGCAAGCCAGAGTAGCCGCATCAAGACGGTCGAGGACGAGCTCGTTCGCATGGCGGGGGTCGTTGACAACAACGCGGCCATCCTTCGTGACAGCTTCATGGCGCACGACGCTATGATCTTCGTGATGGACCTGATCGTTCGAGACGTCTGCAACGAGGGGCCGGAGTGTTTCGAGGACGGCACCATCGACTACAACTTCTACATGGAGAAGTACCGAGAGAAGCTCGAGGCGGAAGCAGGGCAAGAAGATGTTGCGCCTGCCCCTGAGCAAGAAGTACCTTCTGAGCAGCCCATTACCCCTGCCGAACAGGCGGACGAGGGCGAGTACCCAGAGGGTGCGGTAGTCTTCGGAGGAGATCATGGCCAAACTGCAGAGGGGTAGAGAGACTTCGCAGGGAGTCGTCGTCAAGCGGGAGAGTGAGAAGGAGCCCCTCGGGAAGCTCAGGTGCCCCCGGTGCAAGGGCGCTGCCATCAGCGTTGTGCAGCGCGGGGGCCAAAGCCTGATGTGCTGCCAGAGCTGCGGGCGCAAGTGGTCCGCCAAGGCCATGAAGGGCTAAAAAAGGAGCGGGGACCCCGGCCGCTAGGGCCCCCGCTCAGGGTGAGCCGCACCATGCGCCACCCGGAGGGAGGTACAGGTGACGATCAAAGTGACGGCTGAGGGGCAGGACGGTGCGGCCCTTGAGGCGGAAGCCAACGAGGCCATCGACGCGTTCGACGACTGGTTTCAGGAGGAACTGCAGAACGCGCCGATGACCCCGAGCGAAGTCGCTGCGGTGAAAACGTTTCTGTGGTGGTCGATTCAGCGGGGTAGGGGGAACCCTAGACCCACTGTTTTGCCACCCAAGCCACGCCTTCCTTCACGAGGAGGATGAGCCCGTACGCCGTCACGGCGATGGCGACCGCGATGCCGGTGTAGAGGGCCACTCGTCCGATGTCGACGTTGATCGACAGGCCGTCCTTCGTCGAGACGAGCTCGGCGACAGCGGGGGCGCGGTTGAGGCTTGCTTCGAGCGCGCGGATCTCGCGCTGCATCTCGAGCTCGCTCGCGCGCTGTCCGTACTGTCCCGCCAACTGCTGCTGCTGCATCTCGCGGATCTGGCCCTGCAAGGCCATGAACTCCTTCATCTTGTCGGGGTCCAGTCCGGACACGGGCTGGGCGGTGGGGGGCGTCGACGCGGTGAAGCCGTTGATCGCGTCCGCCACGCCGGGAGGCGGGGTCGCGGGCGCGTTGTTCTTGAGCGCCTCGGCCGCGCCGGCGTTGGCGTTCTGCTGGGCGAAGAAGCTCAGCACCGGCTGGAGCTGCGTCTGGAAGCTGTCGAACTTTTCGCTGAGTTCTTTCACGGTCGGTGTGGTCATCTGTTTCTATCTCCTGCTTGCAGGTTCTGGTTGCCCACGCGGCATGCGTAGGGCTGACGTCACTGTTCTTTTGACTGCTTTTCTTCAGATCTTGGTGCCAATCATCTTGTTCAAGCCGTGCGTGGCCTTGTCCTTCGTCATGACGACAGAAGAACATTCCGGGCACACGAGCCCATGCGCCCTCGCAATCTGCTCGAGCTTCTCTCCTCCCTTCAGTTGGCTCGCCATCATGTGCGCGAGGAAGACGGTGTCCTTCAGGCTCTTGCCAGGCTGAAGCCCCGCGAGCATCCGAGCCTTGAACAGCTCTAGAGCCTTCACGTCATCGGCCAGCGCGGCTTCGTTCACCACCATGGTCTCGAGCCCGCGGGCCTTGAGATCTTCGTTGAAGTCCTCGAGTGCCATGATGCGCTTGACCCGCGTCTCCATGGGGTTGAGCACTGTGGCCCCCAAGATCCCCGCGAGAAGCGAGCCGAGTAGGATGGTCAACGGATCCATTGGTTCTCTACCTCCTTGTATTGAATCGCTGCTCTTATGCCCCCGTTTCATAGCTTTTTTGACTACTTGGCGTGTGCTACTCTCGGCGCATGTGGTCCCATGAGATCAGTGCGCTGAACGGGCAGTTCCAGCAGCAAGCCATGATGCAGACTGCGATGGCCCAGCAGATGACCATGGGGCGGATGCCCGGCGCGCAAGCGGACATGCTTACGGGCATGGCCGTCAACCACGCGCAGGCAATCGGGTCACCGATTCTGAGCACGGCGGCGGGGCTCACGGGGCTCGATAGCCCCATGTCCGGCGCCATCACCGGTGGCATGTTCGGCATGGCCCTTGGCCCGGTGGGGGCGGTTGCTGGGGCGGGTATCGGGGCAGGGATGGGGGCCATCGGCAGCGTGGGCATGGGTGCGGCGCAGTTCGCCGCCGGCAACTTCATGCAGGGCATGCAGCAGCAGCAGGGCCTGAACATGATGATGCGTCAGCAGTACGGCGGCATGGGGATGACCCGCAGTCAGATGGGCCAGACGGGGGCAGCCATCAGAGAGATGACCCACGATGTCATGCCAGGCGGCCAGATGCTCGGTTATGAGCAGCTCCAGGGCCTCGCCAGCAACATGGGCCGGATGGGGTTCACGCAAACCCTGACGGATGTGCGGCAGTTCAGTCAGAAGTTCAGGGAGATGATCGACACGCTCAAGACCGTCTCCCAGGACCTCGGCACGTCCCTCGAGAACGCTCAGCAGATGGTCGTGAGCATGAGGGGCTCGGGCCTGTTCCAGAAGGCCGACCAGCTGCGCATGAGCGCGCAGGTTCGCCAGAACGCTTTGAGCGGCGTCTCCATACAGGAGACCACGCAGATGGCCAACATCGGTTCGCAGATCTCTCGCAGCATCGGCGGGCTCGGCCGGCAGGGTGCTGTCGCCGGCGCCCGTACCATCGGACAGGTTGGTGCCGCGCAGCGGGCAGGCGTCATCAGCGAAGAGGACATCTACAACGTCACCGGCCTGACAGGTTCGGAGGGGCGCACCGCGTACGCGCAGCAGATGCTCTCGATGGACGCCCGGTTCCTGCGTGGAGGGCTCGGGCGCCGGCTGATGGCTTCCATGGCCTCGGAGAACGCCGGCGAGATCGATGAGGAAGCCTTCGACAGCTTCATGTCCGGCGGCTTCTCCACCGGCGAGACCATGGGGCAAGCTCGCCCACGCGCTGCTCGTCTCGGCCGCGCCTCGTTCATTCGTAACGAGGGGCGCCTCCGCGGTTCTCTGCTCGAGAAGGGCGGAGGCGGGCTGGCCCTGCGCGCCTTCCAGGGGTGGCTGGGTAGCCGGGGTATGGATGTCTACGGCATGGACGACCGGGCCAAGATCTTCGCCCAGCGCCGCCTGGGACTCGGTCGGGAAGAGATCGACGTCATGACCCAGCAGCTCCGGCGTATGGGCGACGTCAACCAGTTCATGGAGTCACAGCGCGAGCAGGACTCCTTCCAGCGCGAGCAGATCTCGGAGCGTAACCGCACAGGCGTCGAGGGCATGAAGCGGTCCTTCGACCAGTTCCGGCACCGAGTGCAGAGCTCCATCCAAGAGGTCGGCGCCAAGACGTACAACGACATGTCCGGGTGGGTAGAGGACCAGCTCAATCGGATGTTCGGTACGTACAGTGAGGAGATCGACGCGCAGATGAACGAGGCTTTCGCGTCGTTCCGTTCGAGCAAAGGGCAGAGCTTCTACGCCAACCAGCGCATCAACCAGCTCCAGACGGCCGCCGGCGGCTTCGGTCGCGGTATCAACGCCCCCACGCAGTTCAGTGCTGGTTTTGGAGGAGGGCCCACCGACGTCGACGCCTACAGGGCCATGGCGCAGGGCGGTTCCATGATGGGCCGGGTGCAGGGCTGGCTCAACGAGAACACGGCGCTTGGGATGCCGAACGCCGAGGAGCGAACGGGCTTCAGGTTCAAGTACGACCCCAGTAAGGGCGGGTCGGAGAGTGAGCAGTTCAGGTCGTTCAAGAGGCGAGTAACTGCCGCGAATCAGGGCGCCAGAGCTGTGATCGACAAGTCCGTTACCGCCTCCGCAGCGGCGGCGAGGGATCAGATCTGGAGCGTGGGCTTCCTGGACAAGCTCTCCAAGACGCAGGGCGAGGACAAGCTCGCGTTGATCGAGTCGCAGATCGCAAACGTCCCGGGGATGGGGGACGTCAACAAGGAGATTGACCGCCTCAAGAGTGAGGGCAAGCGTCTGGACGCGGAGATCGAGAACACGAGGGACCCCGCCAAGAGGGCGGCACTTGAAGAGAAAAAGAACGGTCTTCTGGCCAGAAGGATGAACATCAGCCAGTCGGTGGCGGCTGGGGCTACAGGCGTCACCTCTCTTGGGTTCAGCGGCAAGTCACCGTTCGCCGCCATGGGTATGGCGGGGATGTCCCGGCGTGACCGAATGAGCGCCTACGGTGAGGCCATGATGTATGGCGACGACGCCATGAAGCGTGACGAGCAGATCGCCGGAGAAGGCGTGGATGCCCTGGCGCTGGGTGGGGCCGGCATGCTCCTTGAGCTGGGTGACAGGCTTGGCGTGTTCAGGGAGGGCAAGGACAAGGCGTTTTCGGCAGGTGGATGGAGGAAGGCTTTCGAGAGCACGCCAATGGGGGCGGCGTCTCCGGTCTTCAGCAAGGGCTTGGACTGGTTGAAGGGGGCCACTGCTGACGTACGCTCTAGGCTGCGTGGGGGCATGGGTCGCGGGGCCATGGAGAGCGAGCTCGCAGGTCTCATTACGGGCACGGAGGGCCGTGGGATGATGGCGACGGCCCTTACTGGTGGTGAGAGGCAGAGCCAGGCCCTATTGGCCAGAGTTCGGCGTGAGATGGCAGGGGAGGCAGGCAAGGACTCTGCGCGGAAGAAGATGCTCGGCATCATCGGAGCTGCCGCCGAGATACGAAAGATCAATGACCCCACCAGCCGGTTGAGTAAGAAGGAGAAGCAGGAGCGACTGCAGAAGGTGGCCGAGGACTACGGCTTCGAAAGTGCCGACGAGATGCAGAACGTTGTGAACGCGGCCAGGGACGCGAACACCATGGAGTCCCGGCGCGAGATGGCCAAGGGCGCTCAGAAGTACGGCAAGATCGCTGAAAAGAAGATGGAGGAGTTTGCCGATCTTGGTGTGGTAGGCGCGGACGGCAAGCTGAGCAAGGAGTTCTTGAAGAGCCTGCGGCAAGCTGAGCAAGGAGTTCTTGAAGAGCCTGTCTCCGGAAGCCGCGCAGCTTGCTGGGGCCATGGTGGGCGCAGAGAGGGCCATGGCAGGAGGAGCGTTCGCTGACACCACGGACGAGGGCATGGCCATTGCTTCTGGAGCCTTCTCCGGCGCCGAGGAGCAGTACGGTCGGATGGACCGGTTCCTTGCCAACGCATCTTCTGCTCAGCTCAAGGAGATGGAGGAGTCGTTCCGAGGCGCCGAGGGCGGTGCCTTTGGTTTGCGGGCGGTACGGGGCGAGATGACGGGTCGCCGGGCGGCCATGCGGGCGACGAGAGGGGGCCGCGCCGCCGGGATGGACGCGGCTAAGATCTTCGGGGGCAACAAGAAAACCCAGAGAGAGGTTCAGAATCTTGTTGCGTCCGGAAGGGTTGAGGAAGCCGTAGAGGTTCTATCCGCAGAAAGCGGAGCCGACTTCAGTACGGAAGAGCGCGACCAGTTGCGCAAGAGCCTGATCGAGGCCAGCGGAAGCAGTGCAAAGGCCATCCGAGGCAAACGGGGGGAGCTCCTCGGGTACGAAGCCGGGGAGAAGCTGGAAGGGGACGAGCTGGCCGCCACGATCAAGCGAGGTCGCGCCGGCGTCTTGGAGATTGGGCAGAAGAAGGCGGAGGAGAAAGAGGCCGCTTCTCGGCAAAAGGACGCAGAAAAGGACCCGAGCTACAAGATCTTGTCGACCATTGAGCAGCACCTGGCCGTGATAGCGGAAGATAAGACCGGCAAGAGATTGGGCGAGTTGATCGATGCGCAGTACCAGTCGGCGAACAAGATAGTGAGCGCCATACAAGAAGAGAAAGACTAGATGCTGTCGAAACTTCATCAGCCAACAAGTCCGTTCCCTGACGCAGTGCAGTGCGGGGCCTGCCGGGTCGAGGACTCCTTCAAGCTCTACAAGAACGGCTACGTCTACAACTTCGTGATGCGCAACCAGGTCGCAATAGAAGATCCGCACATCACCCTGATGAAGGCGCTGGCGTTCCAGATCCGTCATTCCGTGCCGTACCCCGGTGGTGTACCATCGCGGAGAACGTAACCACAAGGCTCATCGAGTGTCGTGGGCGCTTCACAACGGGCCCGTTCCCGAAGGAAAGTGCGTCCTCCACCACTGCGACAATCCCAGATGCGTTCGTCCTGATCACCTATACATAGGGGACAAGAAAGACAACGCGCAGGATAGAGAGAACCGTAATCGGTCGAATCACGCTGTCGGCAGTAGGCACGGCAGGCACACCCATCCTGGCCAAACGTGCGGAGCTAGGAACGGTAGGGCGAAGCTGACGGAGCAACAAGTTCGTGAGCTTCTGAATGCGCACTTCAAGCAGGGCATGAGGAAGACGGATCTGGCTCGGCAGTACGACTTGAGCAAGACGACCGTCGGCCACATTGTGAGCGGTAAGCTCTGGCCTCACGTAGAAGGAAGGGTATAGCCACGACCGTTTTCATCGAGCTCACCACGAACGCCTTCGAGAAGGTGTTCAAGGACCAGTCGAGCAACAAGACGGGAGCTCGTAGGGGGGCTGGAGCCGACTCTGTTCGCCGCCCGCTTCGGGGGCTCGAGGTCAAGGACGACACGCACGCCGTCATCCGTGTTCTTCGATCGACCGGGCAAGAGGTCCCGCTGGTCACTTCCAGCTACTTGGGCGGTGAGGGCCCTGCCTATACCAACTTCATCTTGCAGAGTGTGTCGGAGCAACGGCAGGAAAAGTCGCAGATCGTCGAGACGTTCGGCGAGGACTACATCTTCTTCTTCGGTGAGCGTCCTCGGATGCTGGCAGTAGACGCGGTGCTGCTCAACTCTTTCGACTTCAACTGGGAGGCCGAGTTCTGGGAGAACTACAATTTGTACCTCCGAGGCACCAAGTGCGCCGAGCTCGGGGCCCGCGTCTACTTGTTCTACGACGACAACATCGTCGAGGGCTACATGATGGGGGCGCAGGCATCGAAGAGCTCGCAGATCCCCATGCAGGTGACCATGAGCTTCACCATGGTGCTCACCAACTACTCGAACATCTCGTTCATCCGGTCCTCGAGGTACCCGGTTCGTCCGATGGCCACCAAAAGCTACTCGGAGAACAACCCGGAGGACTACCAGGTCATCGGCTTGGACACTTCGAAGAACCCAGGGTGGCTCCAACCGAAGAGGCGCACTGCCCTAACACCAGAAGACAAGTTCCGAGAAGCACCAGTCGACAGAAGGTTGAAGAGTCGTACGGACATCACCGATAACGTCGACGAGTGGACAGGAGACCGACGGGTCATCCCTCTCGACTGGGAGAGTATCCGCGACGCCGAGCGGGCGGAGGCAGCCAGACTCGAGGACCAGGCCATCATCGAGGCGTGCAAGCGCGGGGCACTCGCGGACAACCCAGACTTCCTACGCAACACTGGTCTTGCCGGCGCCGGCGCCGGCTCCGCCATTCGCTCCCAGGTCGGTGTGGGGGCAAGTGCCCGGGCTGGGATAGGCGCGGGGGCAGGCGCTTGGGCAGGGGCAGGCGTCAACGCGGGCGCAGGCGCAGGGGCATACGCCGGAGCGGGCGCCTGGGTGGGCGCCGGCGTCGGAGCGGGTGGAACCTGGTCGGGCTCCGGAACCTGGTCGAAGTCGAGCTCGGGCGCGGGCGCCGGCTACTACGGCGGGCAGGGCGTAGGCTACGACCCCTTCAACCCGTTCATCACGAACCCTGGTGGGGCCATTGGCTACTACGCCGGCGCGGGCTACTACGGGCCCGGACAGAGCGGCACACAGGGCTACGGCTCTGGCAGCGCGGTCGCCAGCCAGGGTGGGGGCTACGTTGCAGGTGCGGGCGCCGGCGTCGGGTGGACCCCGGGGCAGGGCGTGTCGTCGGGCTCGTACGCGTACTCTGGGCAGATCCCTTCGGAGAACCTGCCGTCGAACCAGAACTACTCTGGCAGCGCATGGATGCCCTACTCCACTCCGCAGGCCCCGGCCAGTTCCAGCCAGCGCGCTCAGGGGGCCTACTCTGGGGGGTTCTTCGGGGGCAGGTTTGGCGCGCAGGGCTACGCGGCCGCGGGCTACGCGTCGAGCTCGGGCGGCGGCACGGCGTCGCAGCAGTACTACGCCGGCGCGTACGCAGGGTGGGACCCTATCAACGGCGGTCAGTCGTCGACTTGGAGCGGCAAGTCACCCACCGGCCGCGGCCTGCCGCCTGGGCAGCCCGGCGGCGGACTGTTCGGCGTCAGCGCGGTTCCTGGCAATCTCGGAGGTGGACCCATCGATCCGAGGACCGGCAAGCCCTGGTCCACCAACATCATCAAGGGCGCCTACAAGCAGGGCGCCTCTCAGTCGAACCCCTATGGGCGCGTTGACCAGGCCACCTGTGACGCGTACCGAGACGCAGGAATGCTATGACAGCCGTCGCCAGCAGGCTGAGTATTCGGGCCTTCATCGAAGGGGCGGAGGTGCCGGTCGTTGCTGTTCAGGTGAACTCTGCGCCGAACAGCGCTATGGCAGCAAGCCTTCAGGTTCCTCCCCTTTCCGAAGGCCTCAAGATCCTGCCCCGTTCTCTCGTCCACGTCTTCTTCGACGACTTTGCTGGTCCCCACATCAACTCCGAGTTCATCAATCAGCAGGCCAACCGTCCCGAGAACGCCACTACCCAGATGATTCAGGACGAAGGGACCATGGCGGGCTACCGCTTGCTGTACGTTGGGGAGGTAGTAGGGGTGCAGTGGTCCAAACGCGCCACGACGCGTTCCCTCGTTCTGCACCTGCTTGACCTTTCGAGCTACTGGGATACGGCGTACCAGTGGATGAACACGGACATCTTCGGTCCGGGGTACAAGGCGGTCTTCTCCGGGGGCGGTACCGACATGTTCACCGACTTCCTCGCTTCCGCCAGTGAGATCGTCACCGGGCAGCTCAATTACGGCATCCGCAAAGGCAGCGTGCAGTACCCGGCCCTGCGCGGTCTTCTTGGTGGCATCGTTCGGCTGCTTGAGAAGATCGGCGGCTCGTACATGCAGGGCAACAACTACCCCGGCTCGAACGCTTTCTTCTCTCTTGCCGAGCTACGGCTACATGTCACCCAGATGATCAGCGCGTACGACAAGGACCCGACCGCAAGCCGGCTGCTCGGGGGGAGCTGGGACGGGTTGTTCGGCCGCACGATCGGCAACCTTGGTGACCACACGAACATGCGCCAAGTGATCAACGCGCTGGCGCCCGCCATCTTCCACGAGACGTACGCGCAGCCCTGCCCGCTGTACACGCCGGGCTCCGGAGGAACCGTCAGCGGCTACAAGCGCACGACCGTCATGGCCAGCGCGCAGACGCAGGTCTTCGCACTCAAAGGGCGAGAGCTCGCTATAGGCATTGAGGAGCTCATCAACCGTCTCGATGTTCCGAGCACTTCCAGGGCGTCGATCCTTAGCACCATTCGGGGCTTGACCAATCAGTGTCGGGTGGCCTCCAACACGGTGCGGGACAAGAATGCCAGGCAGGTGCGCCAGCACTTCAGTCAGGCAACCACGAAACTGGGACAGGCGGCAGGAGCGGCCTCGAGGTGGAAGCCGGGCACTCGCGCGGACACGCAGCTCAGGTCGCATCTGAGCGCGGCGGCCTCGAAGCTGCGTGCCATCAAGAGTTTGACCATCAGCGAGACGGCCAAGAAGGACGCCATCCCAGCACGGCTGCACCAGCAGATCATGCGACCGGACATCTGGTTCGGGCCGCCTCCCCGATGCAACGTCATCTTCCCGGAGCACTACACGCAGCTCGACTACCAACGGATGTTCTTGCAGGAGCCGACGCGCCTACTGCTCAAGACCCACGAGGAGTTCTACGGAGAGGACGAGCTGTTCGACAAGTTCTACTTTGCTCCGTATGCCAAGGGCCTGAAGGGCAAGAACAAGAACCTGCTCGTCAACATGCTGCGCCGAGACATACTCGAGCACGAGCTGTACACCGGCATCCTGCCCGTCTACGAGAAGATGGGGGAGTTCAGCATCTTCGCTGCACAGACGGGGGCAGTGAACGGCAAGCGCGCGAAGGTGGGCGCTGCCCAGCGCACGTCCAACTTCCTGTACTTCAAGTATCGTTTCGAGCCCCGCCAGCTCTCAGTTACCATGCGGTTCAACCCGTACATCGCGTGCGGGTTTCCGTGCCTGGTCATCGACAAGTACATGGACCAGGACCTGATTCAGAGGCACAAGGCCATCATCGAGGAGAACGGTGGAACCTTCCCTCAGGACCAGGCCAAGTACTTCGGTACGCACTTCCTTGGCAACGCCATGAACGTGACCCACTCCCTCCAGCAGGACCGCGGTGGCATCACGTTGGTGCAAATGAACTACGCCAGGCAGGCCGACGAGAAGACCGAGTTCCTCGGGATGCACCAGGGCGACGACCGCGTGAAGTCGTACAAGCGCTACGAGAACGATGCCCTTCGCAAGACGGACGTGGCGTCGACGACGGCGCCGAGGATTGGGTCGCTGGGCCCGGCGTTCGGTCAGATCACGCAGGTCGTGGACGTGACCGGGGAGTTCGGCCCGCAGACGACCGGTGGCACCTCGTTCTTCCCATCGCTGCCCATGTACTTGTCTCGACGCAAGGGCGAGGCCGCGCTTCCGCAGGTGCAGGTTGGAGTGGCGTTGCCGGCCCGAGCATTCGGCCCCGACGTGGAGAAGCTGTTCGACTTCCCTGACCAGATCGTCAAGTTCAGGGCGTACCGGGTTACGGAGGAGATACCGCGGTACCGACGGGAGATCACCAACCTGCCTCCGGAGGAGCTCATCCGGCCGGGCTGGTACGGCGACATCTGGCACCCCGGCAACATCGGCAAGGCCTACCAGTTCTTCTTGGCCACCGGGTCCATCTGCGACCAGCAGCAGATCCTCGATGCCAACGGGCAGGAGCCGGCGCACAACACGGCGACGGACGGAGAGGCCACGGTGGTCGACCCGCTCGACGCGGAGGCCTCCACTGGCAACGAGCAGGAGTTCGTGGACACGGCGCCGGCGGTTCTGTCTCTCATGCGCAAGTACGGCCTCGACAGGCAGGGCAACAAGGTCAACTGGGTTCAGGTGCTCGATGGTGTCGAGTTCCTCATGCACGTCTACTCGTACGTGAAGCAGAACCCCGAGATCAGCGTCGACGACTTCATCCGCAGCTACACCTGGCGCCCCATCGCGACGATGCTCGAGATGTTTGGGACCCCCGACTTGGCCTACAAGTACGACCCGGACGCCAGGGCGCAAGTAGTGGATGAGGGGATCGAGGGGTTCCACAGTCGGGCGTTCATGCCGAGGGGCATGAGCTTCGAGAACTTGAACGGCAACCAGTCTGGTGACTTCTCGGGGGACATCTTCACCCTTGTGCCTACAGACGTGGAGAAGATGATCGGCGTCAGCAGAGACGACAAGTCTTCTCTGTTCTCCATGCGGGGCGACGTGCGAAAACAGAAGCAGGACGCGGTGCTCGAGTACCTGTCCTC